GGATACGAAGTCAATAAAATTTTGTCCGATGAAAGTGGGATGCCGTTTTAGGGTGTCCGTTGGCATTACCGCTAACGAGTTCATTAGCGTAACTAACTTCTAAATATACAATTGATTAATAAAGTATTATTTAACAAATGTCAGTTATAAAAGAAGTAGAAATAAGTGGGTATTATTTTACTAATGTAGATGGATTGTTTTGGCATAGTGGTTCATTTTGGTTTAATGATTTAAAAGTAAAAGAAGTATATAACAATGGCAGTAAATCAATACTTTTATATGGCGCAAGTAAAAGAAGTATAAAGCAATTGAGAAAATATGCGAAACCTTGTACAATAAGAATATTTAAAGAACGGTTACCTTTTTAATATGGAAGAAGCAAACTACTACATGGAGTTGGGTTTAACGCTAATTATAGTGGGGTTATTTTCTTGCTGGTTGGTTGATAAATATTTGAAAAAATAAAAGTATGGGAATTGACTTTGTAAGAAATTTGAAAGCTATGGCTGATGAACCGAAGCCTAAGAAAACGTACACCATACCGAAGGTGTCAAAGAAACGTGCAAAGAAAATTGAATATCAAAAAAAAGTACTTGAATTAGATAAAGAGTTTTACAAAGAGATTTATTTAGCAAGTCCTCATTGGTGTCAGAATTGCGGTTGCAAGTTGCCAAAAGAACCACAAACATTTATGTTTCATCATTTACTTGAAAAGCGCAATTATCCTGAGTTACGGCACATACCGGAAAACATAATGATACTTTGCTTACAATGTCATAGTAAAGCTGAAACAAACATTGACTTCGCACCAAAAATAAAAGAGCGAAGATTACAAGCCGAAAAAGAACTTTTAAAATTTTAATACATGGGACAACAAATAGACGACCTAATGGGTAGAGAAAAGCCCATAACCGAAAACAGATATTATCCTGTATGGTTGAGAATAATAACCAGGAATGGTAAATATTTTTTAGGACATGAATCTCTTAAAGAAGAAGTAGATACTTGCCTAAGAATTGAAGGACGTTCATTATACGGATGGTTGAAGGACAATAATCTTTCAATTAAAGAAATATCTAAAAGCAATTATGTAATTTTAAAAGGATAACTCATGATATACTTAACCATTATAGGAATTGCTTTTTTAATAGCCGAATTGATTGTATTTTTAACTCCCATTCGTAAACAAAAAAGAAAATATAAAGCATGAAACATTTCATATCAATAATCGTATATGGTAACGATAAGCACGAGTTTAGAAAAGACTTTCAACAACCAAATATACCATTTGAAAGTTACGATAGTAGTAAGCACACAGGCAGAGTTTATTCATACCCTGATAACTTTCCAACAGGTAATTCAATGTATGTTTGGCAATGGGTAGAGCCAGAAGATGAAGCAGAGAAAACAAGAATGGAAGTTGAAGGTATTTTACTATCTATTTCTATCAATAAGTAAACAACAAAAAAAGAAAATATATATGTCAAAATCAATCGCAGTATTAGCACTTATATGTGCATTAGGTTTTATTCCGGCAGATAAGGAAAGGACTTATACAGTAGTTATCCCTGCCAAGTTAGCTCAACCATTATTCACTTTAATATCAGGTGGGAGCATTGATGATCTAACAGTTGGCCAGGCAAAAGATTTAGCAAAAGTTGTAAATGGTCAGTTGCTTGAACAATCTGATAAATTCCATATTGAAGATTCACTTGCCGAATTGAAAGCAAAAAAAGCAGCAGCAGATACTACTAAAAAGAAATAATGGATAACCGTAAGATCAGCGTATGCATTCCGACTTTTCAGCGCACAGACATGGTAATAGAAGCCTTTGAACAAGTACATGATGACCCAAGAGTAGATCAAATAACAATAATAGATGATTGCAGTTCATGGGAAATACATGATTGGCTTCGGGAAAATATAAGCAAGTTTCATAAGGTTTATTGTTTAATGAATACCCAAAATTTAGGCTGTTATCAAAACAAGGCAGAAGTAGTAAAGTTTGCAAAAAACGATTGGGTTTGTCTTTGGGATTCTGATAATATTTTCTCACCAGATTACTTAGATAAAATATTTGAAATAGAATGGCATGAAAAGACTATTTATACTCCATCTTTTGCCAAACCACATTTTGACTTTAGAAACTATCAAGGTCAATTCTTCGATAAGCACAACATAGCAGAATACATAGATAAGCCACTTTTTGAAGTCTGCTTAAACGCTTGCAATTATTTCGTAAATAAAAATACCTATCTTAGCAATTACGATACAAATATAGAGCCAATGACGAGTGACTCAATAACAATGATACGTAACCACTTCAATAACGATGGTAAATTATACATAGTCCCAGGTATGGAATATATACACAGAGTTCATCCACATTCCCATTACCAAAACAATGTATCAAGAACAACTCCCGGCTACCATGAATCAGTTTTACAATCACTAAGAGAAATGAAATAATATGAAAACAGCAGTTTGTCTTGGCGGTAATGGGTTTATTGGCAATGCTATGGCTAAGTATTTAAAATCACAAGGCTATTGGGTAAGGGTTGTAGATATAAAAGAGAATGAGTTTTTTGACAATATAGCAGATCAGAATTGGCTACTTGATTTGAGGGAAGAAAAAAACGTAGAATATGCCTTATGTCCTTACTATTTAGATAAGCCATTCGACTTGGTATTTTCATTTCAGGCACTCATGGGTGGGGCTTTATTTTGTTTCACTGGACTAAATGATGCAGACATTATTCACGATTCTGCTTTAATGAATTTGAATGTTGCAAAAGTTGCTGCTAAGAATAAAGTTGGTAAATTGTTTTTTAGTAGTTCTGCTTGCTGCTATCCTGAAAAAATACAGATGGGTAAACGTTCAGATATTCCATTAAAAGAAAATACTGCATGGGAGTATGGTAAGCCTGATAGTGTTTACGGGATTGAAAAACTAATGGCAGAACAAGTGTACGATTCATACAGACGTAATTACGGGCTTAATATTAGAATAGGACGTTTCCATAATATTTTTGGTGAAGGTTGTGTTTACTTGGGGGATAAACCAAAAGCTCCGGCTGCACTTGCATATAAGGTAGCTACTGCCATAGATGGTGGAGAAATTGAAGTGTATGGTGACGGGCTTCAATCCCGTAGTTTCCTATACATAGATGAATGTATTGAAGGGATAATGAGACTAATGGATTCGGATTATGTTCATCCTGTTAATATCGGTTCAGAAGAAGGAATAGCCATTAATGATTTGGCAAAAATGATAATTCATTTTTCCGGCAAAAAGCTATCTATAAAAAACATACATTCAGATGCTATAGGGGTAAGGAGTAGAAATTCAGATAATGCACTAATAGAAAAAGTAACAGGATGGAGACCAAATAAACCTCTCGCCTATGGCATTGAAAAATTATATAATTGGATAAATAAACAAGTACATGGTATCATTTAGAGCAGCCGGGAGAATGGGTAATTTCTTGTTTCAGGCTGCAAGTTCATACGGTTATTCCCGCAGGAATAATTTAGAATGGAGCGTTCCTAACTGGACTTCGCATAATTTTTGGTCTCCGTTGTACTTGCAACACTTAGTTCATCCAGACTATGACCGTAGAGAAGATATTCTAATTAATGAAAACGGTATGCAATATCAGGACATACCATTTGAAGAAGAATGGAGAAACCAAAATATAGTCCTTAACGGGTACTGGCAAACCGCTTTATACTTTGATGAATACAGAGATGAAATTATTGAACTATTCAATTACCCTTACAAAATAAAAGAAGATACTTGTAGCATACACGCAAGATTTATGGATTACCTTACAATACATGGGAAACATATTTTAGTAGATGAAGAATATTTAGTTAATGCGATGCAGCGAATAATTAACGACACCGGAATAAAAAAGTTTAAAGTATTTTCGGATGACCTTAATTATTTCAGAACTAACTTTGGACACATATATGACTTTGAATATAGCACAGGAACTATTGAACAAGATTTAATAGAAATAAGCTGTTGCGCTTGCAATATAAATTCGAGCAGCACTTTTTCATGGTGGGGTGCATATTTAAACCGGAATCCTGATAAGATAATTATTACTCAAAAGAAATGGTTTCAAGACGGATGGAAAGACGGAACTATTTTAGCTCAAACGCAAGATATAGTACCTCCAAACTGGATAAAATTATGATAGACGAAAGAATGTTTGACTTCAAAAGCTATTATGATAGGATAGCAGAACAACTACCAAACAATTGCAGGATAGTAGAAGTGGGGATAGCAGACGGTGCAAGCAGTTTATATCTTGCAAAAATACTTGATATTCTTGGTAAAGAATTTAAACTTTACATGGTGGATAATATGGGTTATGGCGGCTACAATCAAATGAAAACAATTTATCAAAACATATTTAAAAGAGGCGTTTTTGAAGATGTAGAAGTTATCCCATACGATAGCATTGAAGCAAGTAAAATGTTCAATAATGATTCACTTGATTTCGTTTTTTTAGATAGCAGCCACACTTACGAAGAAACAAAAAAGGAGATACCCGCTTGGCACAGCAAGCTCAAAGACGACTGTATTTTAGCAGGGCACGATTTTTATTCAGAAGAAAACCCCGGCGTACAGAAAGCAGTATTAGAAATGATACCTCACATTATAACAAGACCCCCAATAAATAAGCCTAATCAACATCAAACATTTGAACCGGAGCAATTACTATTCACGGAACAAACTGAAAGAGGTAATGGCATTTGGTGGTTGCAAAAAAAGTTCTACTGGAAACCATAAAATAATACCATGTCATTACTCGAAGATTGCCACATAAGTTATATTAACCTTGCCTACCGAATAGATCGTGAACTCCACATGAAAAACGAATTAGCAAGAGTAGGTATTAAAGCTGAAAGATTTGAAGCAATAAAAGTTGATGACCATATATGGGATATGGATGTATGGGCTACAATGTACAATAGGACTAAGGGGGCTTGTGGATGTTTTGTTAGTCAAATGATGGTAATGGAAAATGCTTTGAAATTAAATAAGCATGCAATGGTATTTGAGGATGATTTGATATTAAGTTCACAAATATTACAACGTTTTGAATACATAGATAATTTCATAAAAACAAAAGAACCTGATTTCGATGTGATATGGTTAGGGGGCACTGTGCATATAAATCCTCCATATTGGCATACCGGAGTCAATCCTGATTTAATGGGTAGTTATATTGGCAAAGATGCTGAATATATAGGTGATAAGCGAATGTTTAGGTCATACGGCAGTTTTAGTACACACGCCTATATCGTAAATAAAAACTCAATTGAAAAGGTTTTAGAAATGCTAAAAAGTACTATTCCTATTTCAATGGGTATAGATTGGAGTTTTATAAAACTTGCTCCACAATTGAATAATTTCGTTTACTTGCCTGGGTGTATAATACAAAAGGACAACATTAGTGATATAGGCAACGGGGCTATGACAATATTTAGTGGATTTAGAAGTCTTGGCCCTCATTGGTTTCAGGACAAAGAAGAAGATTTTGATTTTGATAATTATAATTGGGCAGAAACAATTAAATAAGTAACTTAGCAATACTTATCACATTCAAATATGAAATTATTAACTTCAAATTCCCGCTTTCAGTCGCACATTCCTACCAAAAGTTTGATTGTGATAAGTCTTCTGATGGCGGGACTTTGTTTTTATGAAACGTACACAAGATTTAACTGGATTACAATTTGGGTATTTAACAGTTATAGAATATCATTCTAAAAATAATCATAGTGGCAAAATATGGAAATGTTTATGTAAGTGCGGTAATGTAAAAAACATAAGCTGCTACGCTTTATTGTCAGGCAATACGCAAAGTTGTGGGTGTTATCAAAAAGAGCAAGCCAGCAAAGCGGGGGAAAAACATGGCAAAAGACACACTTCGGAATATAATTCTTGGTCTGGGATGAAATGCAGATGTTACAATGAAAAAAATCCCAAATATCGTGTTTATGGTCAAAGAGGGGTAATCGTTTGTGATAGATGGCTAAATTCTTTTGGAAACTTTTACGATGATATGGGTGCTAAACCATCAAGAAAGCATTCGATAGACAGAATTAATGTAAATGGTAATTATGAACCTTCAAATTGTAGGTGGGCATTGCCAATAACTCAATCAAGAAATAAAACGTATAATCACATGATAGAATATAATGGCAAGAATTTAACAATGTCAGAATGGAGTGAAATAACGGGAATAGATTTTGATACCATACTCGCAAGAATAAATTATTATGGATGGAGTATTGAAGATGCACTTACCATAAAAGACGGAAGGAAGACGAAAAGGCAACTACGATAATTTTAAGATATGACAATAGAACAATTACATCTAATTACAAATTAACTTTATGAAATTTATCATAGCAGCAATATTTTGCTTTTTTATTTTTAGTTCTAATGCTCAAATAGTACCATCATACAATCCCATACCAATAGAGATAAATACAAGAGGTAATAGCGGAAGTAATTCAGTTGCAGATACAATTCAAGTCCAATGCGGGACACAGCAGTACAGCGATACTTCATACACCCAAAGGACCACTTGTGAAATAGTTACAGGAAAGATAACGCACGATAGCAGCTATCAAAGTTGTTCTCGTTTTTTATGGTGGACAACCTGCAAAACAAAAACTACAAAATCCACACATGATACTACATACCAAACCTGCAAACTCTACATTGATACAGTAATCACTACTACACAGATACCAAAATATTGCGATAGTATTATTTACCATGAAGTAGTTAAAACCTCAACTCTTTGCATGGGTACTTCAATCCGTGACTTGGATTGGGTAGCCACAACACCAAAACTAACTGATTGGTCTTTTATCGGAGTAGTGCAGAACTTCATTTTAAAAGTATCTCCAGATCAAGTATGCCCAAAAGAAGGTGTATATGATTGGAGTAAATTTGATAGCGCCACATCCTTTGCAGACAGAGCCAAAGCACAGGGGATAAATGTACATTATAAGATAAGATTTCAGAACGGGATATTTGCTCCTATGTGGGCGAAAGAAAAGTTTGGCAAGTTCTATTTACATGGTGCTAATTATGCAGATGCCGGATGGTCAACGGGAGCAGATAGCTTTTCGGTTAAAACATGGGATGCCGGATATGTAGCATGGTGGAAAGTATTCATGAAAGCGGTTGCAGATCATACAAGAGGCAATCCTTATTTTAGTGAGATAGTCATTAGCGGTACGGCAGCGGCAACAGCAGAACCGTTTAATTTAGCTATCAGTAACGCAGGAGAAGGCGCACAAAGGCGGGATGACTATCTTAATGCAGGATGCACGGATGAATTACGGGAAGCGTCTCTATATGCCTCATTTGACGCTATGGAGGTATTTGATATAAGTTTATCCATTGCACTAAATCCATACGAACATATACTCCCTAAAACTTATCAGGATACTTTAGTATCTATGCAGATGGGAGAATACTTATCAAAGAAATACGGTAGTAGAATAGCATTAGGCAACAACGGACTAAGACCAGCGGAAACAGACCCGGATTGGCAACCAGAAGGGAAGATGTACGCTATGTGCAATTTCTATAAAAAGATGAAAGCGCAATATGGTAGCCGCATATATTTTCAAACTGCAAGCGATAAACAAATTGGATTACTACCAACAGACACACCCGCAAAATATTTAGCATTATGGCAAGAAACATGGGATAGCGGAGCAGCATTAGGAGCGCAGTTTTTAGAGTTACCTGATACCGAAAAAACACTTAAAACAGTTATGGGTACTAATACGATTGCAACAATTCAAAAATACACGCTGCTTTATAAAGGGAATCAGTAAAAGCATAAGGAATAATTATGACAATTAAACATCGTTACGAATTAGTAGATTTACTTAAACATTTAGGATTGCCTTTGATTGCCGTAGAATGTGGCACAGCAGAGGGAAATTTTTCTAAAGACCTTTTGAGTAGAGGATTGGATAAATTATACAGTGTTGATGTTTTTGAACATATACCTAATATACGTGGGGATGGCAATAGCCCTAACGAATGGCATCAAGAAAATTACAGACAAACAAAAGAAAAACTTGCCCAATTCGGTGAAAAATCAGTAATACTAAAAGGTTTTTCACATGAAATGGCTAAGTATGTTCCTGATAACAGTTGCGGGTTAGTGTACTTGGATGGAGATCATAGTTTAGAAGGAGTTTTATTAGATTTACGAACATGGTATCCTAAGTTGGTTTCAGGCGGTGTCATGGCAACACATGATTATCTTAGTCCTGCTTATGGTACTAAATTAGCATTCGACCACTTTAGACCATTAATGAAAGATTTTCAAGTTTATAACATACCTGAAGATAAAGAAGAAGATGCAGGGGCATTTTTTTTCAAACCATAAAGTTATGAATAGTAAAACGGTAGAGCAAGGTAATTACGGTGTAATAATCGAAGGGGAAAATAAAGGCAAAGCATTTATAAAAGTAAAAGGGGAAATAAAGTTTATTCCTTTTGACGCATTACCTTCTGTATTGCAGGAACAATTTAAAAAACTAAAATAATGAAATTAGATAAAAAATATCCAATCGCTTGTTTTGAACAATATGTTCAAACTGATGGCAGACGATTTACTTTTGGTTATGAATTATTTGGCAAGATGGATGCACCTTCTTTTTGTTGTCCATTCCCTAACAGTATAGCAATATTTAAGGTTTACTTGAAAAAGGAATATTCATTTTTAGATAAATTATTTCATAGAGATAAGAAGGAAATAAGAAAGCATATAGCTGCATGGCATGAACATAAAAGTAAAAATAATTTCATTTCTGCAAAACAAATTGAATAATGCTTATACCATTAAAAGAAATAGTACAGAAATATAACCTTAATATTAAAGGTGTTATTCAAGTAGGTGCTCATTGGGCAGAAGAACATGATGTATTTGTGCAATTAGGAATAAAGAATATTGTGTATATAGAGCCGTGTAAAGGTGCATATAATAAAATACTTGAAAGGATTTTTGGTGGCATAGCATCAAGAAATAATAACCCTGATGCCAAGTTGCATGAAGTATGCGACAGTGAAGGGAATAGAGCCGCAGTTTTTAATTTTGCTTGCGGGGAAATACCGGGCAAGTTCGTAATGAATGTAGCTCATGCAAATCAAGGGCAATCAAATAGCTTGTTGAAACCAAGTCTGCATTTACAGCAGCATCCCGAAGTTGTATTTAATGATACGGAAGAAGTGGAAGTTATAAAATTAGATAGCCTTAATTTATTTGAAGCCCCGTTCAATCTATTAATGATGGACGTTCAAGGTGCAGAAGGCTTGGTTTTAAAAGGAGCAACAGAAACACTAAATCATATTGATTGCATTTATACAGAATGTAACAGGGGGCAAACCTATTCGGGGAATATGGAAATTGAAGAAATGGATGCGTTCTTATTAGATTATGGATTTGAAAGAGTTGAAACTTATTGGCCTTCGCCTAATTGGACATGGGGAGATGCTGCTTATATCCGTAAAACATTACTTCAATGAGAGAATGGCAAAAATACTTTGATAAAACCTTTGTAATAAATCTTGCAAAACGTACAGACCGAAAGGAACGTATGCAGGGAATATTTGAAGAATACGATATAGAAGGAGAGATATTTGAAGCGGTTGATATTCCTAAAAGTTTCTTGGGTTTAGTAGAAACAACAAAACTATTATTCGAGAAATGTTTAGAACATAACTACAATAATATTTTAGTCTTTGAAGATGACTGCGAATTTTTAGTCAGTCCAGAAATATTCCATGAAACCATGACTAAGTGTGTAGAAGATTTAAAAACAATAGAGTGGGATATTTTTTATTTAGGGCTTCAACACCCAAGACCATTTTTAAACTGGAAAACAAGAAATATATTTCCTGTAAACATGGGTTACTCAACACACGCATTAGCTTATTCAAAAAAAGCAATGCAGTTCTTTGTTGATTTCAATGTCATTCAACCAATAGATAATTTTTGGGTTGAGAAATTTCAGCACTACAATACGTGCTTTTGTTCATATCCATTATTGGCTACACAGAAAGCCGGATTCAGTGATATAAACCACGATCACATTAATTGGGATATGTACATACAGCCTTCATACGAAAATGCAGTTAAAAATATTTTATCAATAAGACCGTAAACATTTAAATTTACAATATGCAATTACTTGAAGATCGAGTTTTAATCAAACCATATCCCGTAGAAGATGTAAGTACGGGTGGTATTATCATTCCAGAAACAGCAAAGCACCGTCCAAAAAAAGGGAAAGTTATAGCCGTAGGGACAGGCTATACAGTTAAAGAAGGGAATCTTGCAGGCAGCAAGATACCATTTACAGTAAAAGTTGGAGATGATGTTCTCTATGAAGGTGATGCAGGGGAAGATATGGAAATGGGCGAAGAAAAGGTTGTGATGATGCTTGAAACCAACATAAGGGCTATTATCTGATTTATTTCCATTATCCTCTCAAAAGTGCGGTTCTTAACTGAATTGCACTTTTTTTGTTGCTATATTATAAAATAAGTTAATTTTATTGCGAATATGAAAAAAAGTAAAGTATTAGCGCCAATAGATAAAGTGTTTATAAAAATGCCTAAACCGTTGAATGACGAAATAATTACAACGGGGGGGCTTAAACTTTATATTGCGCCTGATTACAACCCTTCCTTTCATACAACGGTTACTGGAAAAGTTTATGGAGTCCCTAAATACCCCAAAGGGCTTGATAGTGAAATAGCCAAAAAACTAAAGGTTGGTGATGAAATAGCTTTCAACTACCAAGTAGTTATCAATCGTGAAGCCATATCCAATAGTGAAAAGTTTACAGCCCTTGTAGATGAACCAAGAAAGAAGATTTTTACCAACATAAAGAATTGGAGAATTATAGTAAATGGTATGCCGTATTCAGGTAAGATAATTTGGATGGGCGTTCTTTTGGACGGAAGGGGAGAACGGCTTGAAGGAATACAAGGCACTGAAAGCGAAGTTGACAGGTGGCTTTCAAAATTTGATTTCAGCAATGATGTAAGCTATAAATATCGCAATCTTATAAGTTGGGGTGATAATGATGTTTGGCAGTCAGATTACGGATTTATCTACGCTAAAAGAACTCCAAAAGGAGAAATCGAAAGTTTAGGAGATAGGGTTATAATGATGCCAATTGAAATTGATGTTACCTTACGGGCTAAAATGGCAGGGGAAATAGTACCACCGGACACAGCAATTTTAGCAGAATATACAGATAGAGGCAAGGTCGTTTCAGGCGGTACAAAATCAGGTATTAAAAAAGGTGATATTGTTTTTTTTGATAGGCTCTATGTAGAGAAGTATAATTTTTTCGGTAAAAATTATTTAATAATCAAGGAAAAAAGAATACACGGAATATTATAATGGCAGCACGTAATATCTCACAAATACAGACGATTACAAATGATTTCATAAGAAAAGAGAGAGGAGCTTTTGAAACATTTGCGCAAGTAGATTCGGCGCTACATACAGGGCAATTAAATCTATTCAATATCTATTGGGAAGAATATCTTTCAACGGGAGTGCTCCCGCAAGCCTTAGAAGTCTTTAAAACCCGCTTTCAATTCACATTGGCTACAAGTGTTGGCGGCTTAGTTACAAAGCCAGCAGACTACGGTAAATTCCTAAATGCGTACACTTTAAACTATAACAACGATACGCAAGTAACAAAAAGAGGCAAGATAGTCCCAATTAACGAAGATGAAGTTGTAGATGCTCTGAATAGCCAATTGCGCCCTGTATCAGTATCAAAGCCATTAATTCTTCAAGGTGGAAGTAATTTTGTGCTTTACCCGCAACAACCAATGGCAGGGGAAATAAATTACTTAAAGATGCCCGTTGCTCCTGTATTCGGGTACACACAAGTTGGGAGGGTGGTTACTTATAATCCAAGCACAAGTACTCAATTACTTTGGGCAGACAACTATATAAATTTAGTCATTTATCAGGCTTTATCTTCAATAGGTATTAATCTTAATGAACAAGAGATTACAGCTTATGGTGAAGCTAAATCAAAACAATTAGCAGTATAAATGGGTAACGTAACAAAATACTATCTTAATGAGCAAATACGGTACAAGCTATCGCAAGGCTACCCAAAGGTATTAGAATCCATACAGGAAGAAGATACGATGGCTGCTATTGGTCAGAAGATAAATTCAATGCTCAAAATGTCCTATATACCGGACACCTTACAGCAAGGGGATAGCATACCAACGGGGTTGATGATGGCTACCTATGAAGATATTTCTGTTACTTCAGTTCAGGTAGGGGCGACTAAAACAAAAGCCAAAGCTATACTCCCAACACAGCCAATAACACTTCCAAGAAACATGGGAGTTTATCAGATAGATGATGAATTTGGTAATTTTTATGTTCCACTTCAAACCGGACAAGCGGCCTTACTTGACGGGCAACCTTTAATTTGTGATCTATTGGGACAGATTGGGTATGAAGTAAGAACAGACTTTGTTTTATTCAGCAGAGATATTACAAATGATGCCGACCCAATCACAACGGTAAGTATGCTTTTGGTTGTAATGGATATTGACAAATATAACATTTATACTCCATTACCAATCCCAGCAGAAATGGCAACTACGATAATTGACGAGGTTTATAAATCGTTTCTTCCGGTAGAGCAAATGGAATTGCAAACAGCACAAGCATCCCAACAACCTTTAAAACAAGTTAAGAAATGACATACTCGAAACTTGATCGCATTATTAAAGGAGTATTGCTTGAATTAGGTAAAAGCAGACATTGGTATGTTGATGCCCTTGTTTATGCAAGAGATATTTTAGCTGAAATGAGCATGGACGACATGAGAGTAGTAACACCTGTTCTTTTGGATATTAATGAATTTGGCGAAGCTACTTTACCATGTGGGTATATTGACTACGTAGAGATCGGAGTTAGGGTTGGGCAATCAGTAAGACCATTAGTTCAACAAGATAGCCTTAATAGTTTACCAAATTACGATGCAGACGGTCAACAAGTAACTTATCGTGCAGACCCACCCGTAGATACAATAGCACCAAATCAATCTCCATTACTTGTAAATGTTCCGGTAGGGCTTTATTGGGGAACAGTAACGATAAATGATTACGGTGAAAATATCGGCAGGTTATACGGTTGGGGCGGTGGTGATGTTGGAGATACATTTAAAATAATCCGTGAAAGGAATATCATTCAAACCAATGAAACATTAGGCTACGATAAACTAATGCTTTATTATATTGATAACGGGACAAGTTGTAATGCAGCCTCACAAGTTGATGTATATGCAAATTCAGCTATAAGAACGTATATAAAATGGCAGTTCAGGGAAAATTCAAGAAGTTACGGATTGGGGGAAAGGCAAATGTCATATCAGGAACATTTAAGACAAAGGGGAGTTTACAGAGCAAGGAAAGACGATATGACTATTGATGATATTAAGCGGATTATGCAGAAAAATTACTACCAAGTACCGCACCCGTATTAAAATTTGTTTTGTGATTTTTTACCAATATCCCGATGATAAATATAAAGAAATTCTTTACGGTAGGGTTGAATGCAGATGATACACAACGAGCATTACAACCAGGGGAATACCTGAACATGGAAAACATGAGATGCGGGGTATCGGAGTATTCTAAAAACTACGAATTAGATAACGTTCAATCCACTTCATTACTTTACGATATTGCTTTACCTTATACAAATTTAGGATTAGGCAGAGCCGTTGATTTTGAAAGACAAAGATTGATTTGGATGGACTATAATTCAAATGGTCTTTCGCAAATTCTTGCTTATGATATTCCTTCAGCTACCACTTATATTGTCCTTTTAGAAAGTCAAACTGAAAGTGGATTTAATTGGGATAAAGCATACAGGATAAGCAGAAACGCAAAAGTTATCAATGGATATTTGGTTTATACCGATGACTTAAATGAACCACAATACATAGACATTGAAGCAGGAATAAAACTTAATCAGCCAAGCTATGTAACAACAGTTGAACCATACGGGACACCAATTTTATATACCACTACCACTTTAATAAAAAGACCACCAATATATAGGCTTACCATTGCGAAGGTTACTGATACGGGATTTAAAAATAACTACACGGCTTTAAACGCTTACCAATTTGCTTATTACTATACCTACAAAAATAATCAGGATAGCGCACTAAGTACATTCAGTCAACTTGCTTCTTTAAATTATGCAAACGATACTTACAATGCAGTTGATGTATATATGTCCTTCAATGAAGATATAGATGACTACGTTCAATCGGTAACATTTGTTGTAAGATATGGCAACTTTGGAAAGACATTTAAGATACGTACATGGAACAAAAGCAACTACTACGATAACCTTGCAATCATAAGCCAAAACGCTAATGCAGTTGCTTTGGGATTTCGTTTTTACGATAATGTTTCAGGCATTGCAATGGATGATGTTTCAGCAAGCACTTCATTTGATAATGTTGCATTGTTAGCAAAGACCGTTGAAGTGGCAAGAAACAGGGTATTTTTGGGCAATCTTTTAAAAGGGTACACTACACCTTCCGCAACAAGTTTAAGTGCTACAATAGGCACTATTGACACAGGTGGAGCAGGTACTTATACGGCTCATTGGAAGTATTTCTACATAAACTATACAAACGACCATATTCATTTCACACCATACACATTTTACTATGCGTATGAGTCAACACTAAATCCGACTTCTTATTATTACAGTACGCACCAATCAATAACGCCACCTGTTTCAGTAAATGCAAGTGATGCAACAACAGCATGGGCTACTGAAACTGATTTGTATTTCTATGTGTATAGGAATATACCGCCACCTTCAGGATCATGGGGAACGCCAACACCAATATTTTACGATACCTTTTCAACATTGGATTTAGTTGTAGCAAGCACAACTAATAATGTCCAGTTCTTTAAATCTTCAAGCAGCTATAATATTTCAATAGCTTTTTTTGACAGATATAGAAGAAAATGCGGTGTTGCAGATAAACCCGTTCAGATAAACATAGATGATAGGACTTATAATCAATCCGTATTTTCTGCAAGCATAAATTGGGCATTAACCAATACAAACGCTTTAACTGAAATTCCAGATTGGGCTTACTACTATCAAATACATATTACGCTAAATTTAACAACAAGATTTTTTGAGCAAATATTCTGTAAGAACACAGCTTATGTTTTAAAGAATCAGGATGGCACTTACGACTATTCACCTACAACTTTTGTTAGAGGTACAACGTATGCCATTGGGTTTGATTTAACGGCTTTATTTAACTACGGATTGGGATATACATTCACCGAGGGTGATATTGTTAGAATGTATAAAAATGACGGCACAAATGTATTGCTACCTGTTTTGGGAACAGACGGTAATTATGTTTTATGTCAGCCACAAGACGTAGGCACTTTGGGGACAGGACAAAACTTTCTTATTGAACTATACACACCTTTCAAACCTTCCATTACAGAACCTTACTATGAAACAGGAGATGTATTTGCAATAAATGACCCCGGAACAAGTATAAGAACTTATTCAGCATTGAGTGGAAGCATAAACGGTGATACATACGCAATTGAAAGAGATAAAGGAGGCAGTTCTTTTTATTTCGTTGAAGCCATGTCTCCAAATGATAAAGTATGGCAGGTATGGCAGACAGACAGAGGATGGATAAATATAGTTGATACCATAGGTCAAACACTTATAACAACAAAAGGAGATTACAGCGATACTTTTATTAACGGTACAAAAACAAATGGGCTTAATAAGTTTCAACCACTAAATACATTTGATATTGGGAGTGATAGCGGTGAAATACAAAAGCTGCAATTGACAAACAAGTTAGGTCAGCAGATTGGTACGGTTATGCTATGTGTAGCTACCAATGAAACGCTATCAATATATTTAGGGGAAAGTCAGTTATTGGATGCAGCACAAAACTCAAACATAGCATTATCTTCAAAAGTTGTTGGTTCTATAAATGCTATGAAAAATAGCAGGGGAACAATAAACCCTGAAAGCGTAGTTGAATACAATGGTATGGTATGGTGGGCAGATGCTATTAACGCAAAGATTTGTCAATATGCAGATAACGGCATAACCGATGAAAGTGATTTTAAAATGGCAAGCTTCTTCGACCATTATTTTAAGAAATATACTTCATTAACTTCAGCACAAATTGAAGCATTATGTGGGTTCAGTTATATAGAATCAGCGGTTGACCCTTCAACAAAAGAACTACTATTCACTTTACCGCAAGTGGAAGAAAATGTAGTTACAAGTGGGATACCCGTAGGCTACGCACCTGCATTACCAAGCTATACAACACTACCAAGTTATGCAAGTTCAATTCAGAATAGGTTTGCTTTTTATGATGGTCAGCCGAAAACAGTAATATTCCAATACGAAGAAAATAAATGGAAAGGGGCATATCAATGGTTGCCGGATATGATGGAAAATATCGGTAAAACATTATTTGGATTTAAATCTGGTTCATTGTATTTGTTCAATGAAAATGCGGATTCATACAATACTATTTTCGGAGTTCAATACCCTCAAAGAATATGCTTTGTTTGTAACATTGAACCTTCAGCAGTTGGAGATTTGTTCAACATAGTTATCGAGGGTAATAACGTGCCAAATTATAGTGTAGCATATAGCATTTATCCTTACGAACAAATTACAGATTTAACAGAAGATGATTATGTGAATCTTGAAGGATTACAAGATGCCAAGTGGTTTAGAGATCGTTTAAGTCCCAACACAACAGGTACACCAGATGAAAAATTATACAAAGGAGATGTTGTAAAGAGTGCAACGCTTTTAGTGATGTTGGAATTTCAGGTGTACGATAGTCAACTATCAATTAATTTTGTTAATATTGGATGCGAGGTTAGTCAGGGTAACAATCAAGTATTAAGTCAAAAATAAATTTAAAGTTATGCCGGGTTTAGACATTGCTTCAGGAATATTGGGTGGCATTTCTGATATAAGCAAAATAATTACAGGTTTTCATCAGAACTCACTTGCAAACCAAATCCATCCTGATTTTGTTCCTTACACAACAAGTCCGTATGCAAAGCAGCAATTAGGCACAGCACAGCAAGCCTATAATGGGCGTATGCCAGGGTCTAATGATATTTACAATGGCATACAAGCAAGCCAAGCAAACATTATCTCAAACGTTGATAGGAACGCAACGGATAGCGGTCAGGCATTAGCATTGGCAACAGGTACACAAGGAAATAGTAATAACGCTTTCACAAACTTAGGCATACAGGAGGGACAATATAAAGCAAGTATGCTTAACAATCTAAATGCAGGGTATCAAGCAATGATTGGGGAAGGAGATAAAGTCAATCAAAGTCTTTTAAATAAATTCCAAATTGACACAAATCAACAAGCGGGATTACGGGGAGCGGGTGCAACAAATATTGCAGGTGGGATAAACGATGCTGCAAGCCAATTGAATTTAATGAATCAGCAAAAACAACAGAACTTGTTTAATACACAATTACTCGCATTATACAATAAATAATCATGGCAGAAACAGTATCAGGAGGATGGCAGGGAGTAGTTCTTCCATCTACGATGCCAACATACGGGGAGACATTGCAACAAGGTATTCAAAATACTGCAAGGCAGGGGCAAGAGTATTTGCAGTTGGCTCAACAGAAGCAAAAAGACGATGAACAAAGGCGTATGCAAAACCTGCGTCTTATAGGACAAGATACTGATTTCGACCAATACAAAACAGGAGAACAACACATAGATGATTATGCTATTGGGGAACTAAAAAAAATATCAGATAAAGCACTTACTGAATACATAAACCTTCCACCGGAAGAACTTCAGTATAGGTTAATGAATGATTTAAACCCTTTATTCAAATGGCATACAGCAGCACAAGGAGAATACGCAAAACTAAATAACACGCTTACTGATTTAAACAAGACATACCCTAATACTGATTTTGGAAAGGCAAGAGAATTAGGCAATCAGGCATTTGTAAATAGCTTAATGCAACAAGATCAGAACGGTTCAATGATGCGTAAAAATCCAGAAAGTATTCAATCATTTGATTATAATGGATTATTTCAAAAACCGGAAGTCTTAGGGCAAATAGTAAACGATACAAGTCCATTTCAGCAAGCAATATTTGGCATACCAAAAGAAGCGGTTGGTGGCAAAGATTACAAGGATAATAAAGGGAATGTAATATCTCATAAATGGAGTGGATTAAAACCGACAGGAGACATGGGCGAATATACATACGCCCCAGATGGAAAACCAATAGGAATAAAACTCGCAGGAACAGATATACCCGCAGTAAAAGATGCTAATGGTAATCCAATGAGAATACTAAGTGATGATATGTATAAAATGCTCCAAAGTAAACCCGCAGTATTTGCATCAATGGAAAAAATGTGGCAAGATCAAAAGCCAACAGTTGAAGCAAATTACATGAGAAGCACAGGTCAAAAAATAGACCCCAATACTGATAACATTTTAAAGAGAGCATTTTTATATCAGCAAGCTAATTCACTTATAGGACATGATTTAAAAATCGAAGAAGAACAAAAGACACCAAGACCACAGATAAGTATTTACAACAACGTAGATGCAAGCCATATCAATGATGTTTATAAAAACATTGATGACAAAGTAAATGAAAATATGGGTAATGGATATACAGCTACAAGAGTAAATGCTTTAAATACGGATGCCCAAAATACGATTATGGATTTTGTAAGAAAAACAACAGGTAATCAAAACTTAAATTATAGTAATATTTTCTTGCATAAAAATGAAGATGGGGAAATAGCGGTATATAAAACTTCTAAAAATGATAAAGGTGAAAAAGTATTGTCATTCGATAATGATAAATTGATTGGTTTCTTGCCAAAAGTTGGTACTAATTTAAAAGCACAACCGGGAGTAGGAGAAAAGAGAGCCGTTATTCAACAAGGAAATGAATTAACGCCACCACCAAAATCTCAAAAATACAATGTAAGTGGGAAGCCTTATACTCATGGAGATTTATTGAAATTAGGTTATACTGAAGAACAGATACAGCAAGCAATAAAATTAGGAACTATTAAACCAGAATAGATGCCGGGAGACCCATTAGGAATTTTAGCACCGAAACAAGGGGCGCAAACAAGCGACCCTTTAGGCATTTTGGGAAGTCCTAAATATGATACCAAACCCGATGTAAGAAGTGTAATGGGAAAGTATGGTATTGAATCAGGTCAAACACCACAGCAATCATTAGTAAATTACGGGCAACAAATATCCAAAGACCAATTAGATAAACGCAATGAAGCTATCAATAATACGATAGCTTTAAACGATAAAAATACGGGTACGCAAACAAGTCCTAATTCGCCTGATTACCAAAAATCATTTCAGGACAAAGTGCAGAAAATAGGCAGTGGAGATTTAAAAGTAGTAACCGGAACGAAAGACGGTAAACCATATCTTGTTAAAACAACAGGGTTTTGGAAAACAGCAGGGGATGCTTTCTTGAATAGCTTTAAAGAGATAGGTAGTTCTCATGCAATAAATTCAAAATCGGGAAAAGAATTAGCTGATTACATTGAGAAAGAAAATGCAAATCAACCAAACATTCCAGAAAGTGTTCCAAGTCCGGTAGCTGGAGCATTTGGAGAAGCAGCAGGAGGATTCCCAAAGATTGCAGGTGAATTGTCTATACCTTATGTTGGGGAAGTTATAGCAGCAGCAGATGCACAATTACAATCTTCGGCTAATAAAACAAGGGAACTTTATTTTGAGAATAAGGCTAAAGGAATGTCACCGGAAGAAGCAGCAAACAGGGCAAGAATGGATGCACCTTTTCAAGCCTTACCGGATGCAGCAATGATGGTTGCAATGAATAGGATAGGTATGGGTGAAGAATCAAATGTAGCAGCAAAAACATTTGCTAATACTTTAAAGCAAGGTGCTAAGAGTACGGGAGAGTTGGCGGCATTAAGTGGAGCAGCCGAAGGAGCAAAAGCAGGTATAGGAGCATTGCAAGGTTACGATACTAATGGGCAAGAAGTACTTGACAATATAGGTAAGGCATCTTTTAGCGGGGCTACATTAGGCGCAATGTTCAGTTTGATACCAATGGTTAAGAATATGTCAAGCCCCGTAAAAGCGGCTTATAAGAACTATTTTACCACTATGCCAAAAGAAGTTCTTGAAGCAGGGGCGGCTAAATTTGGTGAAGATGGGCAGAAATTTGTGAGCGAAGTAGAATCATTCAATAGTGCAAAAGAAAAAGTAAAGAATCTTGTTCCTGAAAAAGATATTCCAAGCTATGCCGGATTGCAGGAAAAAAGAGATCAGCTTTCAGCCCAATTAAAACAATACCAAGAACCAAGTGATATTTCACCTGCATTACAAGAAAATGCTATCAATATAGTAAAACAAAAAATAGATGCCATTGATAAGCAGATTGGTAAAATGCAGAAATCAGGCAACCCATTAGACCATGAAGTTGATAGCGATACCGGGTTGAAATTAGGCGAAGCCCATGAAATCGAAACTCCACAAGAAAATGCAACAGAAATCAAAGAAGAACCGCAAGCTGAAGTCCTTCCCCAACAAGCAGATGAAGGAGCTGCAAACAGCAATGAACCTATCGCCTCAAAAGAAAGCGGCGTTACTACGGGAGAGGTTAATAAAAATAGCGAAGGATCAGGAAAGATTGAAACAGATAAAGCCGTAATGGATGGCGTGAAAACTGGTTATGTAGAAAATGAAAATGGTGATAAGATAAAGCTACCAAGTGAAGGCTTTTTGATTGATGGCGTTTACCTAAAAGAAGGGAATGAGAAAGGCAAAGGTAGCGGTCAAGAACTTTATAAAAAAGCACTTGAAGAACACGGTACTTTATATTCCCATTGGCCCGTAAGTGAAGATGCTTTAAGAGTTCAGGATAAGTTAGTAGAAAAAGGAATTTCGAAAGTTGAAAATATAAAATTATCCGATGGAACTGAATTAAGAAAAATTACCAAAGTCGAACCTGTTAATGCAGAGATTGGTAAAGGTAGCGAAGGAACAGAATTCAAACCAACAGAAACAAAAGGTAATAGTGTAGTAGGTAGTAATAATGGAATGGAAAGTAAAGGAACGGAACATAAAGGTTTTACGGAAGGTAAGGATTCGAATAAAATATATTCAGATTTAAAGCAGAAATATGGTGATAAAAAAGGTGCTGCATTATATGAAGTAGCCAATAGATTAGTCAATCCAAACGAAAATACAATCATTGAAATAAGGGGTAATGGTGTTGTAGTTAAAGAAGGTGATAAATACATTTTAAAACCATTTGGAAATACAGATGCAAACCCTAAAAAATGGACTTTGTATAAAGGGATGGATATTACTAATCAATTCCCAAAATCAGAATCCCTACTATCTAAAGAACAAACACCCGAAAACATTTCTCAAAACAAAACACAGGGGGTAAACAATGCCACTACCGAACCTGAAATTAAAAACGAAGAACCACCAATAGTAGCACCAGAAAAAACTACCGTTGAAGAAACGGGTAGTGAGGATAATAGTTCAGGAGGCATTGCTCAAAGAATACGTGAAAAAAGAGCAGAAACAACAGGCGTTCTGCCTTCCGAAATAGGTAAAGGATGGAATAAGGAAAATGCTTTGGCAAGAGGGCGCGAACTTATTGCAAATGGAACCGACCCATACAAGCTAATAAAGCAATTTAAGAAAGACGGTAAGTTATCAGCAGATGATATGGCTGTCTTTCAGGCACACGCTATTGAACTTCAAAGAGCAACGGACAGGGCAGCAGATAGCGAAGATAATAAGGCTTATGAAGATGCTTTATTTAAGGAAAATGACTTCTTAGATGATGTAAAAAAAGCGCAAACAGAATGGAGCAAAACGGGTATTGCACAGCAGGGAGAATACAACTTCGATGCCGAATCCTTCAATAGTATAAAAAGAGCAAAAGCAGCTAAAACAGGGAAGCCGCAAGCTGATTTACCACCTGAAATAAAACAGGCTTCTGAACACGTTAAAAAACTTGAAGAACAGAACAAAAAACTTCAATCAGATTTAGAAGAAGCACTCAATAAAAAAGCAAAAGAAACAGACACAGCCAAGAAAAAAACATATACCGAAAAAGCAAAGAAAGTAGCTGATACTTTCAGAAAGCTAAAAACTAAACCATTCATATTCAAAGATGAAAATGGCAATACGATTGATATTCAAAAAATGGGTATCAGTTGGAATGACTTAGTAGAATTAGGCGCAAAAGCTATTGAGAAAACAGGAGAGATAGCCGATGGTGTTGCTGAGATTTTAGATAAAATAAAAGATGCAGAATGGTACATGAAGCTATCTGCTAATGACAAAGAAAAACTTGAAAAGCAATTACAATATCATTATGAAGATTCAATAAAAAATACACCTGAAGCTAAAAACATAAAACGACTTGAAAAGCAGTTAGAAGATTTACAACAAGGTATTGCAAGACAGAGCGATGCCGTAAAGCGTAAATTAACTGAACGTGAGAAAGAATTGCAAGACCAAATATTTGAAGCTAAAAAGAATTTAGGATTAATTGCATCAAAGAAATTACCCGAAGTAAAAGTTGACAAAACAGCAGAACAAAAGAAATTAGACAGACTTAATAAAGAACTCGAAGATTTACAAAAAGGCAAAGTAAGGCAGCAGTCAATCCCAACAGAAGATACACAAGCTGTAAAGGATTTGAAAGATAAGATTTTTGAAGAAAAACAGAAGTTGGGTTTAATATCTTCTAAAGGTAAAATACCTAAACCTAATTACGGGTTATCCGAAACAGTTGAATCTAAAAACATACGCAGACTTGAAAAAGAATTGGATGATGCGAGAAATGGCATCTTTAAAGATAAGACTGAAAAAAGAACACCAAGTCAGATAGAAAAGGATTTGCAAGATCAGATTTTTGAAGAAAAGAAAAAAGCAGGTTTAATACGTTCTAAAGCGCAATCTATTCGTGAAACCGATTTTGGTTTAAAAATAACAGCAGAAGAAAAAAGAATTGAGGCTTTACAAAAACAGAAAGATGATTTAGAGAATGGTATAGTTAAACAAAATGGCGGCAATAAATTAAATCCAACACCTGAACAGAAAGCACAAATTGATAAGCTGAATGATGATATTGCAGAACTAAAAAAGAACTTAGGATTGACCCGTTCAAGAATGGCTAAACCTGAAGATGAAATAACACCTGAAGAAAGAAATATTGACCGTTTAAATGCTGAATTAGAAAGACTAAAGTCAGAACAGAAACTAAAAGGCAAGCCAGATAAGCGTGAATTAACCGATGAAGAAAAGGACATTCAAAAACAGATTGAAACTGAACAAGACAAGATTAAGTATAACAACTTAGTTAAAGAATTTGCCAATAAAAAAGACAACACATTCACGGCTGAACAATCAGCTAATATATGGGATTACACTAAAAAAGCATATATAGAACCTAATCCAAATTATCATGTAAGAGATATGGTAAATGGCGTTGCTATGGACTTAGGATTGAAGCCGGAACAAGTACGTAGCGCTTTAGGGCAAACACCTGAAACAAGAAGATTAAGTGACCAAATTTATAGAACAAATTACGAAAAGAATAAAGCTAAAAGAACTATCCAAAATTGGGTGAATAAAACAGATGATGCACCTGTAAATAAATTTCTTGATACTATATCTGCACCTTTCAGAAGTCTGGCTACATTAGGTCACGGACACGCATTATTGTTTACTCACGCAGGGATGAATTTGTTTGATCCCCAAACATCAAAGGCATTTATAAAAGCGGCTGCAAATCAATTTAAACTTGTTTATGGCAAAGAATCTAATTATGCAAAAGCCGCTGAAGATTTAAAGGCAGAACCGTTATATACCGAAGCAGTTAGAGCAGGGGCAGGCGTTGACCCGGATACCGTTTATGACGATTGGCAGTTAGCAACTAACTTCTTAAAAAGATTAAAGCTACAAGGTAACAAAGGATTTTTAGTACTGAAGATGATGCGAATGGAGTTATTCAAGAATGAATATAATAATTTATCAGCAATTGAAAAAGCAGATCCCAAAGTATTAAAGCAAATAGCAATTAATGTAAATCATTGGACAGGCACGTCTGGTATAAACGTAAATCCGCTTACAAATGCTTTTATATTCGCCCCAAATCTCATAGTATCAAAGTTTGCAAGATTAACAAGTGACCCATTAAAAGCTATCAATGTTTTGCAAAAGCAGATAAGAGGCAAGGAAGTGTCATTGGAAGATAAGGCAGCAGCTAAAATAATTGCCAAGAAAACGGGCAGAACAATGGCAACGTATGTAGGGGCATTAATTGCCAATCAAGCAATGCTTTCTTTGGTTGGGTCTAAGCAAAAAGTAAACATGACTAACCCAATGCAATCCGATTGGCTTGAATTTAAAACTGGCGATGAAGTAGGAGCAAAGACAATAGATGTATCAAGTGGGATGACTTCTACAATGCAATTCTTAATGCAATTGGCATCTTTGCCATTTGCATCAAAGAAAGATGTTGGCACAGATTACTATGGGGCAAAGAGTGCGGATGAAGCAACACAAAAAGAAGTAACTGGATTTTTAAGAAGGTCTTTATCGCCATTTGGTTCAGTCGTTTATGACATAGCATCCCATAAAGATTACGCAGGGAATGTTCTGCCATTTTATGAGGATAAACCGACAGGGAACAAAGAGAAATTAACACCACTTCAATACGGATTAGAAAAAATACCAATACCATTAGCTGAAACATTCAAAACTATACATGATGAAATGGTAGCAGAAGGAGTAGATAAGCCAACAGCAGAGCATATTATTGGTGGCATACTCATAGGTGCAATAGCAAGCGGTGGTGTAAAGGTAGGTAACGCTCCAAAAGAAAGACCAACACCATTTACCGAAGAAGATAATAAAGACCCAACATTCAAATATTTCTTAGATAAAGGGATGTCTTTACCTAATACTTCATTGCAGTACGAAAAGGTTACAGACGAAGAATCAGGAACTAAGAAAAGTGTAAGTGATTATCCACAAGCCACACAAGACCAATATCAAAAAGTTCATAAATCAGAACTCAAAAATATCTTATCCGAAGTAGTCAGCAATAAGGTGGTTTATATAAAAATGTATAAAGACGGGAAGGGCAAAGTGATTAATGAGATTCACATAGATGAGCCAAGCGGAAATTATAAAGAAGTTCAGTTAAGTAAATTAACGCAAGATGAACTTGCGCAAGTGTTAAAAATAGCGCAATCGCAAGCTACAAAAAACGCAAAACAAGAAGTCTTTAAAAGCGATGACCAATGAAAGGACAACACACAGAACAAGAGATAGAAGAAATGCGTAAGAGCATCTAGCTATTAAAAGAAAAAATAAATCTTGACTTAAAAGGTCAGATAACATTACAGCAGTATATTAAAATAGTTTCTGAATATGACAGATCAAATAGACTACAAAGCTAAGTGTGCAGAATATGAAAAAAGGATGGGTATTGGAGAACATGACCCTGCTAAAGAAGGGTATCTTGTTTTGGTATCATTGCTGAATCAGCAGAATGAATATCTGAAAGATTTTAAGTTAAAAACTAAAATAACATCGGATGATACAGCCGTAAAGATTGAATATAAAAACGCAAAAGACTTGTGGGAGTATCTACCAAAAATGATTGAAAGTGTAAGTGTATTAAAGATTTCATTAAAGATGGAAGGCGAGCAAAAGAAAACCAATATTAAACCAATATCAGCAACGTCATCAACAGACGATGAATAGACTATGTTTAACCCAATAGATAACGGCACATTAATAGAAATACCTGATAATGCTTTTGGCTTTGTCTATAAGTGTTGGATTCCTCCTATTGGATATGGGTTAAGTACAAAAAGTGGGAAGATATTACCTACTGATATTTTAAAACGTTCTGATATTCCAGAAGAACAATATTGGGAACGACCAACATTACCACATGATTTTAAAGCAAGAAGATTACGTGAAAAAGAAGTTCAAAAAATAGACCCGTATTACGTAGATGAATACTTAGAAGATATTCGTAAACGTGAATGGAAAAGAAGGTATCGTGGTATTTGGTTTTGGAACTACAACCCAATAAAAAAAGAAAGTGAACTTATCTATATAACAGGACTTCAATATTTATACATAACGTATTGGAAGTTTCAGGGTAAGTTTATGAATTTCCGTATGCCTGATAGAGATTTATTTTACGTAGTTGAATACTGCATGGAAGATCCTTTTTGTTTAGGGCTAAATGAATTAACGAAAAGAAAAAATGGTAAAACAGCGAGGGTTGGTTGTTGGGGATATGAAAGAGTATCAAGGTTAGAAAATCATCATGGGGCATTGCAATCAAAAAGTGACGATGATGCAGAAGATGCTTTCAGAAAAGCAATAATTCACCCCTGGCAGAAACTACCTGATTTCTTTAGACCAAGATACGATTTGATGAAAGGTGAAGAACCAAGTGAGTTAAGGTTTTTCGCAACAGCAAGAAGGGGTGCTAAAGCAGAAGAAGATGATAATAGTATTGAAGAAACTTTGGATAGTTTTTTTGATTATTTCCCTTCAACAGAAAGTGCAGCGGATGGGCCTGAAATTCATACATACATAGCAGATGAAGCAGGTAAAACAAAAAAACCAGTTAGCATATTAGAGCGTCAAAACGTAGTAAGATTTTGTACAGAGATCGACTATGAAATGAAAGGCAAGCATTGGTACACCACAACGGTAGAGCCGGAAAAAGGGGAGACTGAAAATTATGAGTTTCAGGAAATGACAGCCAATAGTAACCCATTAGAAAGAAATGATAATGGGATGACAGGTACAGGGCTTTATACATATTTTTTACCGGCTCAAAAGGGTATGTATATAAATAAAGAGTATGAAAAGTATGGTTTCCCTGACGAAGAAAGGAATTTAATTTCATTGGCTAACTCTATAAAAAGCTATGAAGAAAAAAATAATCTTCGTGGTTTAAGTTCTTTCAAAAGAAAAAATCCAAGAACGTTTAAAGAAGCATTTTCAGCGGATGGAGAATTTTCATTGTATAATCCTGAATTACTAAATAATCAATTAGATGCTATTTCATGGACTACTCACTTAACTGAATTTGGTAATCTTGAATGGAAGGATGGCTATAAAATAAAACGTCCTGTTGTAGCAACAGATGGCACTATAACCTATGTTCAAAATGAAGTAATTTGGACAGCCAACCCCGCAGGAAGATGGGAGCGTGTTAAAGGATGGCAACCAAAAGAGCCTAATAATGTTTATGAAAATTACATGGGGTATATGCCTAATAATAATTATGCTTATAGGATAGGTTGCGACCCATTTAAGTATGATAAAACAAAAGATAAAAGGCGTTCAAATTGCGCAGCATTTGCGTATCAAATAGCAGACCCAATATTACCTGATAAGTACGATGATACATTCACTTTAAGATATGCTTTCAGAAGGGATAGCACTTCAGAAGCTAATGAAGATATATTATTGATGGCATGGTGGTGTGGTTGCGAAGTTTTATTTGAAAGAAACATTAACCATTGGAAAAAAGATTTCATAGAGGCAGAATGCGGTGGCTTTTTAATGTGGTTGCCGAATGAAGTTGAACCTGGCGTAATAACCTCAACAGGAGCAAGTGGAGTGCAGACTATTTGCAACTATACTGAAAGTTACATAAACAAACATATCGGTAAGGTTTACTTCAAAACATTGATAAGAAAAGAAACAGGGTGGTTAGATTTCAAAGTAGAAGATACTGAAAAATTTGATGAACCAATGGCAGCAGGGATAACACTTATTGCCGTAAAAGGCAGACCGGGTAAACCTGAAACAAAAGTTAGAGATATTGAAGATTACTTTCCAAATAAAGAACTTTGGAACTATGCTTAATGTAATCCCAAATATAATTCACGATACTTCACGTATTGATAGGATGGAAGTATTGAAAAAAGAAATGGAACAGCAAGAAATAGAAAAATATAACCTTTGGGATGCAATACACGATGTAAGAAGCGTTCAGGCAGGTATAAGTAAAGCACATAAACAAATAGTACAATGGGCAAAAGATAATGAGTTACCGGAAGTGCTTATAATGGAAGATGACATTAAACTATTAGGGGAAGGGGCTTTTAAATATTTCATGGATAATAAACCTAAAAGTTATGATCTTTATTTAGCCGGAATATTTTTAGGATTATTACAAGAGGACAACACAGTAAAAGAATTTACAGGGATGACTTGTTACTTTGTGAATGAAAAATTTTACGATACTTTTTTAGGAGTGGAAGAAAAAATACACATTGATGCAGCATTATCAAATTTAGGAGATTATAAAGTTTGTGTACCATTTGTAGCAATTCAGCACGATGGATTTTCACAAAACACAAATAGTTTTTGTAGTTTTAAACATATTTTCGAGCATAGACCATTGTTTAATAGAATCTAATATCCAAAAAACATGTTAGTCAATCAGTATGAATATCCATCGGCAAACGTTGACCCGCGTAAAAAGGGGTATGCGTGGATTCTCCAATACGTAAAAGCAGCCAATGCAGACGGCATGAGTTATATGCCCGGCCTTATGGGTAATCTTTCATACAGAAGGCTTGAAGAAATACGGTCTTATGCTTTGGGCAAACAATCCGTAAACAAATACAAGAAAAGACAACCAGTGGATGCCATTGCTGATAACACAGCAGTAAATAATGACTATTCAGTAGTGCCTATCATTTGTCGTTTCAGGGAAATAATTATAAGTCGCTTAATGCAGCGCAGCTATGACTTGCAAGCATTTGCTATTGACCCACTTTCAAGGAGCAAGGAAGATGAAATATTCAATGCTATGAAGATTAAGGTTCTAATGAGACAAGCTGCACAACAAGCTGGAAGCCCATTAGCGAATAGCCCTATGTTAGCAAAGGGAGTAGGAGAACCTGATGATATGGATGAATTGGCTATGCAAGCTGAATTTGGGTATAAAGATGTAATGTGTGAAGAAGCAGAACAGGCAATTGAATTAGTAAAACAACAGAACCAATTTGAAGAAAAAAGAAAGCGTTGCATTGAAAATTGGGTGGATTATGGGTTAGGCGGGTATATGCAGGATATTGACGAAAACGGCAAGTGCATAAATGAAGATGTTCCGGTAAAAAATCTATTGGTATCATTTTGTGAAAAGAATGATTTTAGCGACATGGTGCATAGGGGTGTTTATACCGAAATGAATTTAGTTGATCTTGCCCCTTATTTTACACCTGACCAAATGGATGAAATTCAAAAAAGCGTAGCCGGTAAAAATAATAATCCAAGAATGGTTGCTCCGTTCAGAAGGGCATGGGCAAAACATAAAGTAACAGTTTTAAAATTCAAACTACTTACCTACGATACTAATGTTTACGAAACAGCAATAGACAGCAGAGGTAATGAAAGATTTGGAAGAACAGAATACAGCAACATACAGTTTGTAAAAAATAACGGTATGCCATTAGGAGCGCAAACGATGGCTAAAGAGGCTACACCGGAAGATGTTGATGGATTCCCAAGATATTTAAGCAGCGTTAAGCAAGTAGTTTATAAAACCAATTGGATTGTAGATACAGACATGATGTTTGATTGGGGCAAAAGTGAAAACCAAAGCCGTAAACTTTCAGATTGGGGCAAGACTTCATTAGATATGCAGTTGTATGCTTACAACTTTGATAACATGGTATTTTCCGGTATAACTGAAAAGTTGATACCAATTGCAGATGCCTATTACCTTACATGGCAGAAATTACAGAACCTAAAAGCGAAGTTAATCCCTTACATGATTGAATTGGATTTAACAGCATTGGAAGCAGTAGCAATGGGTAAAGGCGGCATGAACATGACTCCAAAAGAACTTATTGATTTTGCCTTTAGCAACTACGTATTACTGCAAAGAAGCAATCCGTTAGTAAGCGAAAAGAACCCTAATTACAGAGCAATGAGAATAGAGGCAAGTGGACAACTGCAAGCCTTTGCCATGCTTTATCAGGATTTGCAATTTTGCGTATCTCAATTATACGATCTAACGGGGCTTAATCAAATTACAGCCGCGGCAACACCGCCGCCAAAAACCCTTGTTCCAGGTTACGAAAATGCAAACATCGGAACAGATAATGCAATTTATCTTATCGCTTTAGCAGATAAAAACACCATGCTAAGAATGAGCGATAATATCATGTGTAAAATACAAATAGCAATAAAATTAGGTAAGGTAGAAGGGTATGTAAAACCATTGGGATCAGCAAATGTAAAGTTCCTTTCAATAAATCCAGATTTAGCCCTTTGGGAACTTGGTATTTTTCTTGATGATGCACCAACAGAACAAGAAAGGATGATGTTATATCAAGAAATGACAGCTAAAGAAACCGAAGGAATAATAATGCCAGCCGATAAGTTAAAGGTTATGGGCATGAGGAATCTAAAACAAATGCAAAGATATTTAGCTTATGTAACTAAGAAAGGGCTTGAAAGAAAACAACAAGAACAATTACAGGTAATTAATGCAACAAATCAAGGGCAAACAAATATGTTGCTGCAAGGGGAGCAAGCAAAACAAGAAACTATTAAATTGCAAGGACAAATAGATATGCAAAAGTTGGTGTACCAAATGCAAATGCAGTACGAAATTGAAAAAATGAAGAAGGGTAGTGATATGCAAGAGGGAATGAATCAGGGTGAAGCTAAGATAATATCTGCTAAAATAATGGCAGATGCAAAAGTTCATTCAACCCATTTACAAAACGGGGCAAATTTACTTCAAACACACATGGACAATCAAGCAGATATAGAAGCAGCAAAACATAAGAAAGCTACTGCTTAGAATCGTTCATATTTGGGCGTAGGCTTGAAGTAATTTCAAATTAAAGCCATAGCCCTTATCGGTATTTATTAAATCAAACCCCCAACATAAAAATTGTTGAATCCAATATGATTCAATTTTCATTATTTCTTTTATATCGGAAAATTCCACATCTTCTATTATCAATAAATGTATATCATATCCGTACTTGTAAAAAGGGTATTTCCTTTTATGCTCAATAAGTCTTCTTTTAGGATTTGTAGTGAAGCCTATATAGAAAATATCGGTTTCTACCTTATCGTGTAGAGAATATATATATCCGATCATGGCTTATCTTTTTTTAATTCTTTTTCGCATATAATATCAATCATGGCACTACGACTTCTATTTTCTTCATTCGCTTTTTGGTCTATCATTTCCTGAGTGGTTTTTCTTATGGCAATACTAAACTTTACAAGTCTGTTGTGTTTTTTAGAGGATGTCATATATTGTATTTTATAGTGTGAATATAGGAACAACTATTCACACTATCGTATTTAGCTCTTATTATTTTTTATTTTTATGAAACAAATTATATTATGGCGGTTAAAATGTCAACTTATGCAGAGTCAAGTGCCAAAGCACCCGAAGCTGCACCAATAGTAGAAGAAGCACCAATAGTAAATGCTCCGGTTATCGCACCTGAAAAAACAGATACAGTAGTAACTAACGAAGGTGTTTTGGAAACTAAAGTTGAAGCTCCCGTAATCAACGAAGAAAGTAATTCATACGATTTCAAAGTCCCTTCATTCGATGATGAAAAAGTAGAGGCTAATACAGCAGATGCAACTAAGCAACAGCAACCCGTAACATCATGGAAAGATGCTATCAAATCAGTTGATAGAAAAGAACTTCTTAAAGAATTGGGCTTTGATGATTTTGCCATTGAATTGAACGATCATATTTCAAAAGGCGGCAAACCAATCGACTACTTAGCAGCAAGGGCTATTGATTGGAATACAGTATCGGATGCAGATGTGGTATTGGATGAAATGAAAAAAGATTTTCCAGACGCAACACCTACTCAATTGCAAAGACTTTTCAACAAGAAATACAATCAACTTGAACTCGCAGACGATGAAGATAAAGAAGATGGGATGCTACTAATGAAAGCAGATGCAAGAAAGTACAAAGCTGCAAGGATCGCCAATCAGCAATCATTTAAAATACCGGAAGGTAATCAACAGTTGCAATCACAGCAACCACAACAGCCAACACCTGAACAACTTCAGGCAGAAGCGCAAGCAAGAACGCAGAAATTATTGGAAAACGAAGCAATAAAGAACCTAACTCAAAGCAAGAGAGTTGCCATAAAATTGGGTGAAAAAGACAGCTTCAATTTTAATATAGATAAACCGGAATCAATCGTAAGGGCTATTTCCGAACCGCAATATTGGGCAAAAATATTAGCTAACAAACAGGGAGAGCCTGATATGGATAAGCTAATAAGACTAACCAAATATGCACATGATATGGATGGTCATGATCTCGCACTATTCAACTATGGTCAATCAAAAGGGCATAGAAAAGAAATTGAAGAAGGGCAGAACATAAAACTACCAAATGGGAGAACGCCTCAAACCGAAAAAACAACGTTGGCAAAAGCATTTAAAAACGCAAAATTATCAACGTATGGAAGTCCGGTTAATCCAGTTATCAATTAACAATTTTAGTAAACAAGTTTTAAACTTTAAACAATTATGGCAACTCTCGGCATAATAGATAAAAAGTACGTCTCGGCTCTATCCTCTTTCTTGGACACCCGTGAAATAAACAAGAACGTTACAGACGTTCAGAACAACGACTTTTTCAGTGATATTTTATGGTTCAATGGCTTCAAAAAAGTAGTTGAAACCGGACAGCCTTTCTACGTTACTTTCACCAATGAAAGCGTAGTAAAGAGCGTATTACCATCAGGTGGTGTTTCCGGTTCAGCAGGGCCGCAGCTTACACTCATTTTATCAGCAGCAACTTCGGGCTATATTCAGGTGCAGGACACCGTTATCTTTCCAACAGGCGCACGTACAGGTATTGTTTACAGCGTATCAACATCTTCCGGCATTGATACAATCGTAGTTAGAACAGTAGATGGTGGAGACCTTACTTGTACTACAAGTGATGTACTTGCAATTTACTCTAACGCTTACGGTGAAAAATCAACAGCAGGTAAGAATGTTAAGTATGGATTGAACCAATACTCAAATAAATGGCAAATACTTCGTAAAACATCTTCTATCACAGACGTTCAAAAAGCGGCTACATTGGAAGTTGAATTTGAAGGACAGCCATACTACGCTTTCAAAGACCATATCGACAAGAAAATTTCATTGAAAATAAATATCAATGCAATGATTATCGGTGGTACAATGTCTAACACTTCATTCGCAGATGCCAACCCTTATCTTGTTGACCAAAATACAAGCGCAAACGGTGGTGGTGGTGCAGTGCAGTTATCACAAGGTATCAACAAGTACATTGAAGGGTATGGTACTACTTTAAATCCTGGGACTACAATGAGCTTCGGTGCAATTGAAGATGTACAGGATAACCTTATTGCTAAACGTGCAGCCGTTACAGACTTTTGGCTTATCGGTAGCAAGAAAGCCCGTAGGGTGTATGATAAGTTTCTGAAAGCCCTTGCATCTTCAGGTGTTAATTCAGTAAGGATAACCGTCCCTTCAAGCAACGGAAGTGAACTTGATTTTGAAACTGATACATGGTCATACGGTGGCTTTACTCAGAACTTCATGGTAATGCCTATGCTTGATGATCCTACCTTGTTTGCATCAACAGTAATATCTAAGAGCGTATTCTGGATTCCAAAAGATACAATGGCAAAGATATATGGTGGTGGTGAAGAACCTGCTATCCGTATTCGCTATGTACCTCACGGTTCTCCATTCGGAAGCTACGATATGCTTATTGGTGAAACGCATGATGGTGCATTAGACCCTGTAAACCCACGCGGTACAGACTTATATGCGCTTACTGACTTCTTCACTAAACAAGGTGTTGAATGGTTGAATCCACAATGGGGTGTAAGGCAGCAGGTAGTTGCTTAGTAAATATTCACAACAATGGGCGGTATAAATTGCCGCCCTATTTTTTATAATCTAAAATACAGTTATGTTACAGTTGAGTAAAAGCGGTGTAAATATGGTATCACAACAATTGCTTGATACTATTCCTAAATTCAAAGATGGCGAAGTAAAAACTTTTAAATGTATGTGGGGTATTCCTAACAACCAACCTCATTACATGGGAAATCCAAACAAACCACCTGTACTTTACGGACACAGCCAAATACCAACAAATGACAGAATAAAAGACCCCTTCACTGGCAAACACGTTATCATTGGTGTTATTGAAGATTTTACCGCAGAAACCGAACACGTAACAAAGTTTAAGACTTTTATACCAGGCATGAACGAAGTTGCTTTTTCCGGTACTTTTTTATTAAGGGAAGGCAATCAGGATGAAGAAGAATTGTATGAGTACTTATATCTTTCAAATTTCAATAGGGATAATCCTAATCGCAATAAAAAGATTGACCCTATGTTCTATGAAGTTAAATCAGGAGTTAGATTTCCTGAAACAAGAGAAGGATTAGCGAGAGAACCTAAATTGGTTGATACGACAGCATTTAGGAAAGTAGAACCGACAGTAATTATACCGGAAGCAATTGATAATACATTGATTGATGAACACGGTAAAGTAGCCGAGGTTGCAGAATCTCAAATAAGAAAAACTGGCAGACCAAGAAAAGAGTTAGTGGCTGACTAAATTTAGTCCAATATCTTAATTAAAATTAGCCATGTGTAATAGCATGGCTTTTTATTTTAAAATGTCAAATAAATACGGTACATCAGGGTATGCAACTATAACAGGACTAACTACCCCTCAAAAGTCAGTTACCAATGTTTGGTTTTTTACCTTTAATTGGAAGAACTTAGAAACAGCAGCAGATACATGGAATTGGGCAACATTTGATGCTCAAATTGCAGCAGCTATTGCGGATGGTTTTTATGTATCTTTTATCGTACTTGTTTCTCCAACAGTATTTACCCCTTCGTATTTATTTTCAGCACCATATTCAATACCATTAGTAACTACCACTACCGATACATTCCCTTATTATTTTAATCCTTCAACATTCGATTCGAGCGGAACTTATGCTTTTAAAACAAGGTATAATAATATGCTCGACCAAGTAAGGGCGCACGTATCAACACTACAAGCATATTTAGATGGCAAGATATTATTTTGGCAAAGTGCCGAAGGTAGAACAGGGGATGAAGTGCCATTTGGGGGGACTATAACAAGTGTTACAATAAACGGAACACCCGTTGCAACTCCAAGCCTTTATAATATAAGCGATACCGCATGGGATAGCTATAAGCATACATTATGGCTGCAACAAAATACAGACATATCAACGGACATAGGGCTTACAACTTTAATGATAAACCCCGCTAATAACGGGCAAAATTGGGCATGGAAAGAAACAAACTTGCCGAATGTATTTATAAAATCAGGTGATTTTTCTCACAACTATTCATTCATTGGTGAAAGTTATTATGCTGACTTTATACAATCACAAAATGCTTTAGGTTTTACGTTAAGAGGCGAAATAGATGCACCGCCCATAGGCGATGCGTGGTGGGATAGCAACCCGAATCAAAACACAATGGCTTTGGTCGCTTGCGCTCTAAATGCAGGGATGAATAATTTTAACGTAGCAGTATCAGCATACGCAGCCAATGCAACAGCTAATGATGCTTATCAATTTTATTCAGACTTTGCCAGGGTAAACAGCGAAGATCAAACGACAGGATTTATTTATTTCCGAGATGTACTTGATTTTGCAGATACGACAAGATTTCCAGAAGGCACTTATGGTAATGTAATTGCACCCGCAAGCCAATCCACATACAACGCACAAGTAGCGATAGTAAACGCAAGCAGTAAACCATCAGCAGTTAAGCTATGGAATATAACACTACTTACGGTTACGTATTACAATCCAGCAAGAATAACAGCTATACAAGTTGATTACCCAGCGGCATTATTTGATGTTGTAAGTAACCGTGATGGCGACCAATATAATAATGATTTTGGTTGCGATACATGGGCGGGAAGTTGGGTAAGCGGGATTACGGTTTACAACCAATATGACAGCACTACCCCACATTGGAGATATGCAGTTGACCCTTATTTTCTAGGCAGATACGGATTGAGTGTAGATACTGAAATGTTTGCATCGGTTGACTTTGCAACAAATCAGCGATATACAGCGACATTTAAGATAAGCTACTTTGACGGTACAGCGCCGGGTATAGTAAACCTTAATTATTTTAATGGTTCATTAAAAACAACCGCTGATACAATATCACTTACAGGCACTAATACAATTATAGAAAAAACGATAACCGTAAGCAATTTCTATGGTGGTAGTAATTTACCCAACAGCAACGACTTTTCTTTAGAATACGTTTCGGGAAATAATATTATATTTGGATTGCTTAAAGTATCGGTTATACCAAATCCAATAACTCCAATGGCAAACTTGTCTGCTTACATAGATTTCTCAATCGTCTTTGATAAATCTGTTACTACGCCTGTTATGAGATTGACAGACCCTAATAACTATCCAGCTCCTGTTTACTTATATATGACAGGGTATTTCACAATAACACAACCGGATGGCATAACGCTTACTTCTACAACTCCTGATATATATTGGAGTAGTGCAGGTGTTGTACCGGGATTAGTTGTTGCTGAAAAAGAGTTAAGGTTATCAAATTTATTGGCTATCCAAAAAGGGACTTACACCTTTGTTTATACAGTTAGATGTATCGGTTATACTGATACTGTTTTGACAAAAACATTCAGCCTTATTTATGATACACCAACGCTTTCTATAACTAACCTCAATGATGAATTTACACCGTCATTAAAACAAATGGATGCCACAATTTACAGTCAACCTAATTTTCCAATAGTATCAGTTGTAAGGTCATGGAGTGCAGATATAAGATATGTTGGTACAAGTGCTGTAACTGTAACGGGTTCGCTATCGTTGTTTAACATGATATACGGAGGTAAATATTATGATGCTCAATATAATATTTCATTCAGTTCTGTTTTTACAACAACAGGAATATTATTGACATATTTAACTATCATAGATAAGCTAACTACATCATATACTTTGGATGCTTATTCGCCGCCAACTTTAACAACACTTCTTACAGAATTAAATACGCTTTATACTCAAATAACTGCGGGGACTTATTGCGGGGGTAACGGTTGTGGTTGTTGCGACCCTATTGATTATTCCGTTTGGACAGAAGCCTCACAGTTATATCAATCAATAATTTCAGATGGGTTAGCAGGGGACACAATAGGACTGTATGCAAAAGTAGTTCAGCTTGAAAAGATTTATTATTGCGGTATTTATAACCCAACACACACAAATGCAATTATACCACCGTATGTATTTACTGCTACAATAATAGTTCAACAAGAGGCAGTATTGCAGACAATATTTACCGCAACGGCAGATGATACTACTGTAACTACTGCTATACCTGAATTAATAGGGGCAACCATAATAAGCATAGTGAGAGATATTGTTGGTCTTACCCCTGCACAATGGAGTTTTGATGATACAACAGGTATCGTTACGTTAGTGGGGGGTGGCAGTAATTTCTTAATGACTGATGGCAAACTTTATATTCTATACTCAATTCCAGTAACACCATGAGAAAGATATTATTAGTAATATTTATTATTATAGGATTTATTGCTAAATCTCAACCTGCTGTTCCACCTGCTTTTGATACATCAAAATTACAATACATAAGCAGTTACGGGTATAGATGGAACGGGGGAACATTTTATAATCTTCAGTTAGGTTACGATACCACAGTTAATAAAACAATAAGATCAATAGCAATAGTTAATGGCGTTCTATACCAAAAAACAGAAACCGCATGGGAACAAATTACAGGCAGCGGTGGTAATCCAGCAGGAAATAATGGCAATGTGCAAATCAGGCAAGGAAGTTCTTTTTATACACCGCCCGATAACGCTTTAACGTATGCAAATAATTATTTAACGTCACCTTCATTTAGTGCTTCGGTTAATCCTTTGGATAGTTCTAATTTCAGAAAAAGTACTACTATAAATTTTGTTGGTGATTTTGCAACATTAACTTTAATGGGGTATGCACAAGCACTTGGATATTATGCGGGGAAGCCTGTTAATGCTTATGGTATTTCAGGGGAAACTTCACCGCAAATTTATGGGCGCTTTGTAACCGGAACGACTGCAACACCCGCACTTTTAAACTATGCAAATATTTGGGAAGCAGGTAGAAATAATCTTGGTAACCTTGCTCAAATGGAAGCAGATGCAGCAGCCTTTGCAACAGCAATGACAAATGCAGGTAATACTAAATGGGTTATACTTTCCGTGTTCAATGCAAGCGGTGAAAATCCATCAGCAGTAGGCACAGCAAAAGATAATTACGATGCCGTAATTGCATTTAACACATGGGCTGCTTCAACATATCCAACTCACTTTATAGATAGCAGAACAAATAACGTAAACAGGTATGACCCAACACTTGCACAAGATGTTATTGACTTCAATAATAACACACCACCTTTATCATTAAGGCAAGATGTTTTACACCCTAACAAATACGGTGCTGATTACATTGCTTACGATTTAGATACAGCAACTATTCTTGCAGGGGCAACACAATATGTAGCATGGGGGAACAGCTTTACACAAGGTAGTTACTATCCTTACCCCGGTGGTTATTCGGTATTTATAAATAACCTTCAACGGGATTATAGCAGTACTGATATGTTTAATTTTTACAAAAACAAAACATGGAATTATGGCGGCTTAACGGTTATAAATATTGGCAGACCTTCAGACTATTACGATACAGCGACAGTACACCACAATGTAGATAGCATTGTAAGTTATATTGGTAACAATAAATATATCATTCTTGGTGGTACTTTGGGCAATCAATCAACAGATTGGATAGGTGGAAGCTACCATAATGCAGTTACAGGATTAAACACAACACTTGCCACACAATACGGTGATCATTTCTATAATATTTTAAACTTACTGTTATCACATTATAATCCCGGTAATGCACAGGATGTAAGAGACCATACACATGGTATTGTACCTTCTTCACTTGCCATTGATAGCCTTGCACGATTAAATACAAGTGGACAAACTTATGTAATGACGCAGGTGGTAGCCATGCTTTCTACGTTGGAAGGAACTGCTAATACTGCACTCACCACAGCTAATGCACAGGATTATTTAAGTGCGCCGCCTGTTATCGGTGCTGTAAATCCGAACTATGGCATATTTAGTAAAATGTCTATTGGTGGTTCATCGGCTTATGCTTATCCATTAAATATTCAGGCAACCGATCAAGGGCATATAGGTATTAATGGAACATCAGTTGTTTATCTTCCAAACCAAACAAATTATAACGGTTCTCTTTTCTATGGGAATGGTGGTTTTAATTTGGCTATTGACGCAATCCAAAACACAGGACTTGGTATATTTTCAGGTAGTTCTATAACAACAGGTTCTTTAAATACTTTTGGTGGATTTCAGGCGGGTGCAGCAGTAACAACAGGTTCATCAAATACTTTTTTTGGTAACACAGCAGGACGATATACGGTTGATGGTGTTAGCAACGCTTACTTTGGTAATCGTGCCGGATATTCAAATACAAGTGGCAACAGAAATACAGGTGTAGGTGAACAGGCTTTATATCTTTCAACAACGGGTTTATTTAATACCGCAGTTGGATGGAGAGCTTCGTTTATTCAAACAACAGCACAACACAATACAGCCATTGGATATACCGCTTTAGTGGATGATACAACAGGTGGTGAAAATACAGCTATCGGTAGCCAATCAATGGCAAATATGATTGATGGCGGGTTTAATACAGCATTAGGTTACAATTCACTTTTTACAAATACTTCAGGCTCACAAAATGTTGCAATAGGCTCACAGGCTTTGTTCACATCTACCGTTTCAAACTTAACAGCAGTTGGATTTAATGCACTTGGTAGTAATACAACAGGCTTGCAAAATTCAGCTATTGGATGGCGTTCAATGAATGGTAATTTAACAGGAAATAATAACACCGCAAACGGCTATCAATCCCTTTATACCAACACAGCAGGAAGCAATAATACCGCTATCGGTTATGTAGCTTTAAAATTCTCAACAACGGATGATAATACAGCGGTTGGTTATTCAGCACTCACATCATTAACAAGCGGCAACAGAAATACCGCAATGGGTTCAAATGCCATGTGGCAAGATACCAGCGGCAGCAATAATACAGCAGTAGGTTTTCAATCAGGATATAACGTTAAGAACACAACATACAATTCATTCTTTGGAACTAATTCTGGTTTTAATACAACCACAGGAAGCCAAAATAGTTTTCTTGGTGGGCAAGCAGGATTTACCAATAGTACAGGTTCAGACAATACGGCAAGCGGGTATCAATCTTTATTCTCCAATACCACAGGTGGACAAAATACCGCTATTGGAAGGCAAGCACTTTTTAGTAATACAACCGCAAGCAGTAATATAGGCGTTGGGTATAGGGCATCATTTTCAAATACCACAGGCACATTAAATATTTCTATCGGGTACTTAGCCCATACCAACAATGCGTCAGGTAGTAGTAATGTTATAATAGGAGATAACGCAGGGTTCAATGATACCACAGGAAGTAACAACACAATAGTAGGTGGTAACACAACAGCGTTAGCCCTTAACGGTTCTAATAATACAATTATCGGGGCTTCTCAATCCGGCTTTTCATCAAGCACAGCAAACATAATAAGTATATCGGATGGTGCAGGTAACAGAGGTTTTTATGGTGATGGTTCGGCAGGTAATTACTCAATAGGTTCTACTACAACAAATGCAAGTGCTGTACTTTCTTTAACAAGCACAACAAAAGGCTGGTTAGCACCACGCATGACAACAACGCAACAAAACGCTATTTCTTCACCCGCAACAGGTCTGCTTATTTACAATACTGATAGCTTAAATTTTGTTCAATATAATAGCACCGCTTGGCGTATTGTTGGTGGCGGTACAGGTGGTGGAACGGGCGTAACATCAATCACAGGAACAGCAAATCAGGTCATAGCAAGTGCTTCAACAGGGGCGGTAACATTATCATTACCACAAAGCATTGCAACCACTTCAACACCTCAATTTGGACAAATGGGGTTAGGTACTGCTTCGGTTGCAGCAACTCAATTAACCATAGGTGGGGGCTTAACTACGGGTGCTGCTTTTTCAACCACAGGAACGGGATTAAACATACCTGCACAAACATATACTTCCACTTCATCAGGAACGATAGCAACAACGGGTATTAATACTTTTGGCATACCTACACTTGCTTCAAACAGTTCAACCACACTTACCACAGCAGCCACAGTTTATATAGCAGGTGTTCCCGCTAACGGAACTAATGTTACTATAACCACAGGATATGGATTACAGGTAGCGGCAGGGCAAACAGTTTTAAGCGGTGGTTTGAGCACCTCAACAAGTACTTCAACTTCCAACTTCTTTACAGCCGTTGCAACATCAAGCGGTACTAATAACTCTACCACAGCAGGTATTTTATTTGGTGGTGCATCTACGGTAGCAATAAGAACAGGATTAAACGGTAACGGCAGCACCACACTTGCTACGGGAACTTCTTATACAAATCTTGTAGTTGGTGCTTCGCCTATTACAACATTTTCTTCAGGCACTCATGCTTTATTAGCTAATGCGGTTTTTAATCCTTTAGGAACAGTAACAAGCCGTGGCGCAACGGTAACAGAAACAGCAATTGTAGCTATCAATGGAAGTGGCACACCCGCAATGCCAACTATCGGCACAAACAACTATAAATTACATTCAATAGGTTCGGGCGTAGATAAATTTGATGGCAGGGTAGAATGGAATAAAGGTGCAGACGTAGGCAGCGCAAATGACCTCACATTAGGCACAGATGGAAACGTATTTCACATAACAGGAACTACAACAATAAACGCAATAACAACTTCAAGATGGGCAGCAGGTAGCGAGATTGTTTTAATCTTCGATGGTTCTGTTACCGTTAAAAATAATACGTCAGGTGGTGGTGGTACTGCTAAAATGTTGCTTGCGGGTGCAGCAGATTTCAGCGCAACTTCAAGCGATGTACTTACCTTAGTGTATGATGGAACAAGCTGGTATGAAGTAAGCAGAAGTGTAAATTAAAATAAATGAAACAAATATTAATATCATTAGTTCTTATCACTTTATTTTCTTGCAGTAAAGAAGTGATAAATATTGAACAGCCTATTACGCTATCAGAGTCAGCACAAGTATTAGACAACCTAAATATTGCTATTGGGTGTTCATGTAGTTTTGGGTTTATGTCAAATGAGAATACATCTTTTGGCTTTTATGATAATTCCGATACAACTAACATAAATCAATAATTATGGAGACCTTCATTTATTATTTCGGTTGGTTCTGTTTTATATCATTGATTATATTATCAGTAATATTTGGTATTTTTTACATTGCACAAGGGGCTAAGAATGTCGTACAAAAAAAACGGCATAAGTATTTGAAATATAATTAGTAATTTTATATAACCAAACAATAAAAACATGGCTACTGTAAAATTTGGGTTTACTCATTTAAGCAAACCTACTCCCGCCGGATTAACCAGAGCAGTAAGAATTATAACAGTTATAGTTGGTGTTTTCTTAGCATGGATGAATACCGATAACTTAATTGGCGAAGCTGCACAGCACGTTATAAATAGTTTAGGCGGTCTTATCTTGGGAATAATCAATGGAGTAGCCCCTATGTTTGGAATTGAAATAGCACCTACCGAAAGCGTTCCGGCATCTTCCGTTCAATCAATGGAAAATAAATAATCACATATATGGCAGCACTAACGTCCGAACAAAAACCAAGAGCTAAAGAAGCTCAATCAGATATTGCCTGTCTTGTAGATGCAGATTATGATAATATAAACTTCACCCAATGGTGGAACGATTACAATAAGTACGTTACCTATGGGCCAGCGGATAGTGTAAATGGTGGACAAAGACCACCGCATAGACCACCGATTTAGTAGATGAAAGACAAGATACAATCTGTGTTAATTGCTTTCATTCTTTTCAACTTTTTAATCCTATACGCCTCTGCAAACTATTCTGATTATACAGAAGCATCGCCTAATGTGTGGGATAGTATATGGTACATTGTCGAGGCAAGTATTTATGTTTTGGTAGCCATTTATGGCATTGTTTCTAATAATCAGAAAAATTATAAATTCTCATGGATCAGTATGGCACTGTTTTTCGGGATAAGGTTGATATGGGAAATCAAGGCAGCAATAACGGGAGTGTCAATAAACGAAAAGAGCACAATGGCAATAATGTTTCTGATAAACGCTTTAATAGTTTTTCTGAATACCTATATGCCTTTAATAAATCGGAAATGGCAACAGCGAAAGTAGTATGGTGGCTATTTAATTTGTTAGGGTGGCCTTCAGCTATTCTAACGCTTTCTTCAGCCATATTTGGAGATATAATGTTAGGTGAAATATCAGAACCATATAAATCGGTTGTGCTCGTTTTGGGCATTATATTTCTCGTAGTTAAGATACTCATAGCAATCGAACATTACCGTGAGAAAAGAATCCTAAATAGAGAGCGGGAGTTTGAATTATTCATGAAGAAAGACAGCTATGAAATAAAACATAACTCTGCTAAATAACAGACATCAACCATTTTTTATTTTTTACAATGTTATCTGACATAAAGGAGATTGAATTTTAGAAATTAAATTATGCGAAGTATGTAAATAGATATTGGTTGTTCTTACGCTTGAATGACCTAAAACTCATGGTTTCGATAAAATTATTATAATATAATGAAATACATAATAGTTATACAGTTATAATACATAAGCATGTTAGCGGCAACCCTATGACGGTTCCGATAAAATCAACTCGTTTAACTTTTTGACCATTAACAAGTGACTATCCATTGCCATTTCTTCGCTTATACCACTATCATCCATTTCGACAATAGCACCACGAGTTTTTGTTTTATCGTCCCATTCCCAAGCCATTGTTTCAAAATACCACATAGGCTCAATAGTGGATGCTTCTCTGTAAATTGTACTGATAAAAAACTTACCTTTTAAGTAAGTACACATCAACTGATATTGTTTCTTTTCCATTTTTAAAGTTGTTGTGAGAAAGGCCAGCGGCTAACAGCGGTTTTGCAATAGCCGCCTGACAATTCTCGGTTAATAATTAAGTTTCTACTATGGCGGCCATCGCAAAGCCGCAAAACGTTAGCGGTAATTTAAGTGTACACTTCGCCGCATTCGTGACATATATCTGCATCATCTGTAATTGTAACATTTGTTGAGCCGCAATAAACACATTCTTCGTGTTCAGGGTATTGGTCTGAATTGGCTTTAAGATGTGAGTAATCTTTACCATCAGAATAAACTACCGCTAACACGGGGCTTACTGCGGGCTGCATATAACTATCAGCGGCAGCCCCAGCGCACGAATTACTATTTAACTTTTGTTCCATATTTCAAGTTTTGTTTTTTAATTTAACTTTTGTTCCAAGCGGTATATTTTCAAATGCCGCCACATGCAGTAAGCCCTGTTCGTTACCTGCCATTACTTGACAAGACCATTCACCCAATTCTTGCCGTAATACTTCGACAAGAATATTTCCATAGGGTCATTATCTACTTCAAATTTTAGAGATAAAGCATTGATGTAAACCTGCCCATAGGTTATAACCCATAAAGAATATTCTTGTGCAAACTTCTTCATTTCGGGTGTAATGGCAGGTAACACTGTATTGCCGTCATTACGGCTTGAGATTGTAACTTCATCTGTGTGCATATATTTAGATTTCAATTGTTAGTGAACATTTGTTTTTCAATGCCGTAACGAACGGCAATACTTTTCCGTTGAACAAAATGCCCGCAAAAGACAGGCGGGACACATGGTAAACGTACCCGTATTTGATTTATTGTATAAAATTAAAAAATAAATAAGTATTTTTATAACTGTAAGTAATTCGTAATTTGAAACTAACTAAGGAAAATATAACAACTATAAAGATGATTATATGGGCTATCTTATCCTTTTATTTTTGGTTGTTTATGTATAGGATATGGAAGTAGTATTTTGTAACTTTTAAAATAAACATTTATGCCATTTTTAGGATTTGTAGGTAAGTTTCTCAAATGGATTGGGGGACTTTGGAAAGCAGCAAGATCAGCAACGCAAGACTTGCTACCTTCTGTAATTGAGATCGTAAATAACATTAAAAACTTTGATGCAACTAATCCAGCCTTTGCCGATGCCATTACTGCATTAATTCCCGGCACACTTGATGACAAAGCAGTAGCCCTTTTAAGACAGGAATTACCCAATATACTAAAGGTATTCGTTGAAGCTCAAACAGTGGCAGGAATGACAGATAATGAGCTAATAAGCTACGTAGCAGGAAAGCTACAACAAGAAACCAACGGAACTAAATATGCTTTCAACTATACAGAACTTGCAGCAATGATAGTAAGTGCTTTGGATGATGGTAAACTAACCCCGTTGGAATGGATACCAATGGTTAAATTTATCTACGATAATATGCACAAGTAAAATCGCTCGTCTTTTCAGGTTATCACATGCGAAATAAAAATGAGAAAGCCCCGCTATTGTAGCAGGGCTTCTTTGTTTCCCTTTGTCGCTTGTCTTTTACTCCAAATGTGTAACCGGGGGAACAGGCCAGGGAGCGGAGCCACGCTTTGGGCGCTCGTTTGGTTTGCCGTCTATTGGCATTGTTGGACGGTTACGGCTTGTACCTGCATACACATTCATAACTAATAACGTAACGATTAATAACATAATTGTTCTTTTCATTTTTTCTTTTTTATGGTTTAATAATCAGTACCGAGTTTAATAAGGTAATACACGTAATAGTTTTTATAAGCCGAGCAAAATTCAAGTCCACTATAAATAAGTAAAGCAATAACAGGGCTTATAGTTAGCGTTTGAAGGATTAAAAGAGTTCTTTTCATGGTTGTGGGTTTAATTGTATTGATAAATTTCTTGCAGCATTTCTTCAGCTTCTTCTTCCATATCTCTTTTATGACCGGAGCTTATTTCTTCCCATCCTGCCATTATTAGATCAGGATAGCTGTTATCATTTTTTGAGATGACGGTAGGTAATTGATGTTCGGGATTAATTAGGATGCAAAACATGGTATTTAGTTTTAAAGTTTAAAATGAAGTTTAAGAAAAAAATTTAGTTGCAAGTAAATCCCCTTCTAAGTCGCTCGTCTTTATAGGTGATAGTTTATTAATACGTTCTTGTATGTCGCAATACCATAATTCAAGGCGGCGGCTTATTGCTGAGAACCTTTTAATGTTGCCTTTGTAATGTTCCGGCATTTTAGTAAAGTCGTTCCATGATTGCTGATCTCTGCTGGCATTATGTGTAATAGCAAACAAATCACTTTTTGCCGTTGCCACCCTGTTATTGCATCTTACAATCATATCCAATACATCTACCTGTCTTTGATGTAGCTTTAATAGTGCTGAGGTTTTCATGTTAGATCAGGTTTAAGTTTAATTTTTCATACAATTGTTCAAATGTGCCAGCAAACATTTTGCCATTTGCAAAAACTATATTTATTAAGGCATCTTCACGCTTTTTATATGTGTGTCCGGTTCCCGTAAAGGCATCAATCCATATTTTATTAACTGACTGCCCGTTATCGTTTGTTGTTTCTACAAGGCAATATCCCTTTTCTTCATTCTTCATATTGCCACCTTTTATTCCTTGTGTTTGTACCGTTAATTTTAAATTGCTCATGATCTTTGTTTTTATTTATGGTTATTACTTGTAGGCATCGTAACGTTTTCGGGCTTATCTGCTTCCATAACTGCTATTAGCGCATCTTCATAGTAGTCTAATGCTTTTAATGCCTTTTCGTGTCCTGTGTCTAATGCTTCAGCAAGTTCTTGCATTTTATCTTCCCAAATTCCCAATTGCATAGCAAATAAGGATAATAGTTTAAATCTCTTTTCGGTTCTTTTTGTAATGTGCGGCATAATTTTATTTTTTAGAGTTAATAATACTGGTTGCTTTTTCAATTGCTTCTTTTGATTGTAAGTGTGCATTATGAACACAAGCAAGCATTTCATCAATTTTATCCTGGTTTCCTTTGTCGTAATAATATTTATGATTGTCGGCAAAAAGCATAGCTGAATTATCCAGTTTATTCAATGCTTCCAATAGTTCACTATGAGACTTTATAAGGTCTGCATACTGTTCTTTCTGCCAATTTCCCCCAGCTTCAAAAGCCTTTCTTTCATAGAATCTATTTACTCCTGCCGAAGCGGGATAAAGTTTCTTAGCTGCCTCTTCCAAACTTTCAGAAGATAGCTTTACTGTGTTATCTGTTTGCATGGTCGTTTGTTTTTTAGTTTGTTAATCTGTGGTTTTTACACTAATATGTGCTACTTCTTAGAGAATTACACCATATACCTTATTAGTGTCATCAAATCTACCTACCAAGCCAGTGTCTCGATAACTTAATATCTCTGGCTCAAGCTGTTTATTATTTTAGATAGGCTGCACTCTTTGAAAGTGCTTAGATTGACTATTTTTAAAATAAACGTTTACTTGTTATTGGTTATTGTAATGTCGCTCGTCTTTTCAGGCAAATAAAGCCGCTTGTTGTTGATTATGATACGGGAAAATCGAAGTACAAAGAAAATCCATAATCTTAGTCTCTTGCTCCATTGTTTCCGGCTGAATGAATATCTTTCCTTCTTTGTATTCGCTTTCCAGTTCAGACTTTAAATCGTCTTTTACTTCTGCATCATTCAGCAGAACTTTTATCATTTGTTCCCGGTCTTTCCAGTTATCAATTTTATCGAGGAAACAAAATACTACATCTTCAATCGAATATCTTTCTAATACACGATCAATAAAAAGGTCTATACCTTCACGATCTTTTGTTGATAGGTATGTTTTCGGCTTTGGTTTTTTCGCTTTCATTGTGAGTTATTTTTAAAGTGAAGTTTATAAATGTGTTTAGTCGCTCGTCTTTTTATTTCGATATGGCTTTAATGAAGTTTGGCGGAGTTGATAAGTCAACGATTGATATTCTAAGCCTGTCATATCCGTTCTTATCTGCCCATATTTTGCCCTTAGTCATTAGTTCGTCTTTATTAGTATATCCTTTACACTGGTATAAAATTTCTTCCATGTAGGCAGGCTCACCAATTTTGCAGCCATATAAAAGAGTCTCTTTCATAAAAAGTATTTTTAAAATGATTAATAAATTCGCTCGTCTTTTACCCTTACTTACTTACAATCAAAGCCCATATAAGTAATGCAGCAAGTAAGAGGATAGTAAAGTCAGGAGCTGGGCTTCTTTGGTTTGTTGTGGTTTGCATGGCTTTAAGTTTATGAGTTAATTAATCCTTTTAGCATATGCTTAGTTGCATAAATGGCATTTGGAGTTATTTTGCGCTGCCATGCTGTATTTGACGGTGACCAGTTGAATGAATTTAAGCCTTTGGCTTTCCAGTCGTTCAATTCGCTTTGAGTCGGTCTTGCGTCAAAGAATATCTGTATTCTATCAATCTCATAATTGAGTACCACTTTGCCGCCCTTAAATGTGTATTCTTTTTCCGGTGAAGTTTGGCGCAATGTTTCCTTTTGTTCCAGTTCCTTAATTCTTTGCTCAACCCGTTTCATATTAGCGTTATTATTTGTAAGACCAAACCCAAATTTCATGCACCATTCTACCATGTGAGGAGCAACGCCATATTCATTAATTAATTGCTCTGAAATATCCAATTTATTTTTAATGGCATTAGCTACAAGTTTATTGCCTTGTTTCATTTTTTCGTGATTGCGTTGCATTGCAGCCAAATCCGCCCGGTATCTTTCTAATTCGCTGTTATATGTCTTAACAGGCTGCGCTTTCCTTACAATCGCTTTCTTTGACCTTATACGCCATTCTCTGAAAACTTCATAATGCCTTTGTTCGCTTCTGTTTGCTTTCTCATGGCGGCGAACAGGGAATTTTGATGTGCCTGTTATCATAACAGAAAAAGTATTGCTTTTTGCGCCCAAATAAGACCTAAATAAACGCTCATATCTGTTTTTATAGTCGCTGATTGCTTCATCGTTTGCACCATCTTTTTTAAGTTCTTCCATATCTGCGCTTAGTTCTTCGCTGTATTCCTTTATCATTTGTTCCCCTCTGCGTTCCGGTGAAAAACTTGTATTATAGTGCGCTCTTATTGCAGCACCTTGTAAATGGTTTAAAATTTCTGTTTGCATTGTATTGTGTTTTATATATGTGAGTAATTAAAATCCGTGTTCTTGTTTCCATGTATCGAAATCGGCGGCATAAAGGTTGCAAAATTCAACTGCCATATCACTACCTAATGGTAAAAAATAGCGTGAATCAGTATCGGGAAATTCCCTTTTATATTGTTTTGTAGCCTGAACGTATAATCTTTGAAAGTGGTCTGAAATATTTAAAAGAGTAAAGCCGTTCATTTGCATTTGATAAATTTCATCCCTTGTGGCTACTAATTCCCGTGTATTATCAGCAAATAGAATTAAATCATTTACTGCATGAGTAGTTGCACCAGTTTCAAATTTTGTAGTCTGTAACATTGTGTATATGTTTTATAGTGGTTAAAAAAAATGATAATTTAGAATAGTTAGTTAATGGAATAAAGGTTAATCGGCAATTTTTTCAATTATCTGATAATAGAATGATTTATTATAAATGTCGAAACAATTGTATTTTTCATAGTCAGCGGGGAAATCAAAAGCTGCCAATAACCAACGATTCACACAACTTTTATCCGCTCCGGGATGCGTTTTAATTGCTTCAATCAAGTTTTCAATGAATAAAGCATCTGTAATTTTGTTAAATTCATAGCGAAGGTTATTCGCAAATACTTGCAAGTTTTCAGTATTAACTAATGGTGAAGTAATAGGAGTCATAAAAAATAGTGTTTAAAAGTTTAAAATGTTTTCACCTAAAAAGCCCGCTATCATTTTACGATAGCAGGCTAATAAAGGAATAATCATAATGTTTGCAGATCCCAATATCTAACTTGCTGCGCTCTGTGCTGTTCTGTTTCGCTTGCTGTTTCAATAATGAAAGATTCTTCAGCATAGCAATTGAACATATTAGATATGATTTTTACTGCATCATTATAGCTGTTTGCAATAATTGTTTTACGAATTTTGCCAGTTTCCAAACTGATTGCATTGAACTTTGCCATAAAATAAGATTTTAAAATGTGATTTAATAAAGATGAATAGAACGTAAAGCAATAACTAAATATTGCTGCTAAGAACTGAATAACCGTTTTCGAGTGAAAAGAAATCAGATACAGCAGCAGCGATAGATTTGAATAGCTTTTTCATAATGTGTAAGTTTTTAAAGTGAGTAACTAATTTGAGACAGCAAAGATAAGTGAGTAACATATCACAATCGAATAAATCTACAAGTATTTTTAAACTTTCTTTTTTATTATTCATTACTTATTGATTATTAGTAGGGACAATAAAATTAATGCCCTGAAATAGTATTATTTCAAAGTCTGCTGTTTTACGTTGCAACTTCATATATACATTATTAGCTTTCCATCCTCTATAATCTGCATAAGATTGTACAGTCATAGCGTTATTTGGTAGCTGTGATACTTCTCGATATTTGCCTATGTTCTTAGCCATATTGCCGCAAGTTACACACATATCACTATCCCTACCAAATAATATTCTTATCCTACTCACCCATCGCACAGCCATCAACCTGGTATTG